GTGTTACTACTGCAAACGTATTCAACACAATTGCAACTACTGGTAATTTGTTTGGAGCTGCAACTTCTGTTAAAATTGGTGTTAACGCAGCCAGTGCAACTACATTAACAATCGGCTCTACAACCACAGATAACATATTAGTAATTAATGGCGCGTCAGCTGGATCAGCATCAATTTTAACATCAACCGGTGTTACTACTGCAAACGTATTCAATACAAATGTATTAACTGGTAACTTATTTGGTGCTGCTACTGCTGTTAATGTTGGAACAAGTGCAGGTGCTGCAACTACTCTTACTGTTGGGTCAACATCATACAATAACACGTTAACTATTAATGGCGCGTCAGCCGGATCAGCATCGATTTTAACATCCACTGGTGTTACTACTGCAAACGTATTCAACACAATTGCAACTACTGGTAATTTGTTTGGAGCTGCAACTTCTGTTAAAATTGGTGTTAACGCAGCCAGTGCAACTACATTAACAATCGGCTCTACAACCACAGATAACATATTAGTAATTAATGGTAATGCAACTGTTGGTACTGCTACATTAACAACATCAACTGGTGTTACTACTGCAAACGTATTCAACACTGTTGTAACTACTGGTAATTTGTTTGGAGCTGCATCTATTATTGCAGTAGGGTCATCTAGCAGTACTACTACATTAAACGGTTCATTAAAATTTCCTAACGTAGGAACATCAGGGTTTGTTAAACTTGGAGCAGGCGGTGCACTAAGTGCAGACGGTACTGCGTATGTATCGTCAGCATTAACTATTGGAACCACTGGAACAGACCTTTTATCGACAATTTCATCTGGTGTAATAACACTTAATGTTCCAAATGCTAGTAGTACTAATCGAGGTGCGCTAACGTCAACAGATTGGTCCACATTTAACGGAAAACAAGATGCGTTTACTAGCAAAACGGCAAATACGTTTTATGCTGCACCAAATGGTTCAGATGCTATTCCGTCGTTTAGGGCAATTGTTGCAGCTGACATTCCGACATTAAATCAAAATACAACTGGTTATGCAGCAGGCATTGCAAGTGGTGTACTTGGATCAATGCCATATCAAAGTGCAGCTAATACTACATTATTTGTAAGTCCAAATACAACTACAACTAAGAAATTCTTTAATCAAACAGGCGATGGCACTAACGGTGTTGCACCTGTGTGGTCATCATTAGTAGCTGCAGATATTCCAGCACACTACATTGGTACTACATCAATTACATTTAATAGAAGTAGTGCAGAACAATCGTTAACTGGTATTACTGGTTTTACAACATCACCAGTAGCTGGCGGAAATACAACTGCAATAGCAATTGCTACTGGAGCAACTACAGTATCAGGAACTACTGGCGCAATTACATTTAATTCGGGTACATCTATATCAACTTCTGGAACAGTTACTATTAACTCAGGAAATGCCGGAGCAGATTCTGGTAATGTAGTCGTGTCGTCGGGAACTGCAATTAGCGCAGTGTCAGGATCAATCTCAATATACACCGGAACAACTACTACTAGCGGTACAACTGGTGCTGCTAAGTTATATACAGGTAATTCAGCAGCTGCATCTGGCGCGGTATCTGTTTATTCTGGAACTTCAGTAAGTGCAGTATCTGGAACATTATCATTATACACTGGCAATACTACAACTAGCGGAGCTAGTGGTGCAATTTCAATGTATAGCGGACAACCTGCAGCAGCTTCAAATTCAGGTTCTTTATCGTTGTACACCGGAACAACTACTACAAGTGGTACAACAGGGTTAATTGCTATTAATTCTGGAAACTCTGCAGGTGCATCTGGTACAGTTACTATCAATTCGGGTAATGCAACTTCTGCAAATTCCGGAACAGTTACAATTAAAACAGGCACGACTACTACATCTGGTACATCTGGTTCGATGACAATCGGTACAGGTGATTCATCGCAGTTTTCGGGTGATGCGTATGTTATAACCGGCTCAGCAACTGGGTATGCTTCAGGCGCATTATGGTTGTACACTGGAACAACTATAACTGCAGGTACTACTGGGAATGTTAATTTATACTCAGGTTCAACTACTGCTGGTGCAACGGGTAATATTAACATTTATTCTGGCAATTCTACACTAGCTACCGGAACTGCTGGTAACATTTCAATTTATGCAGGCGCAAGTGGTACTTCAGCTGCAACCGGCAGTACAGTAACATTAACTGGCGGAACCGTTACTGCTGCAACGTCAACTGGTGGAAAAATAACAGTTGTAGGCGGAACAAGCCAAGGTACTACAACTGCAAATGGCGGTAATATACAAATAGCAGGCGGTATTGCTAACGGCGCATCGGGCACTAAAACTGGTGGACATGTTTATATCGACGGCGGTTTTCCAACATCAGGCGGTACTGTTGTTGCTGGTAATATTAACATTGGTACTCAAAGTTCGTCAGGTACATACGGAACTACTACAATTAATATTGGTACAACAACTAATTCGTTGTCAATTAACAGTCCAATAACATTAGGTGCAAGTGCTGCTATTAATAAAATAACAATAACTCAACCGGCATCTGCTTCAACATTAACAATCGCAACTAACTCAACATTTGCTACGTCAGGGTCGTTTACAACAACCTTAGTATCAACTGCTAATACTACTGCTACATTACCGGCTGGAACAATTAACGTAGGTTACTTAGAAGTACCTCAAAATGCCCAACCAAATGCGTATCCAATTGTACTATCAGATTCGGGAAAACATTTGTTCCATAGTTCAGGTACTGCGCATACATACACAATACCGGCAAATAGTTCAGTATCGTTCCCAGTAGGAACAGTGTTAACTTTTATTAACGATTCTGGATCTGGTATACTTACTATACAAGTTACGTCAGATGCGTTAGTATGGATTCCGTCGGGCGATTCGGCTACAACACGATCATTAGCTGCAAACGGTATGGCTACTGTTATTAAAGTTACAGCTACTAAATGGTTTATATCAGGTTCGGGATTATCATAAGGAAATAATATATGAGTGGAATGCTATCAACATTACTTGTCGCCGGCGGCGGACCAATGCCGCCAAAAAATCTATCTGCAAGCTCCTATACTGCTACCGGTTTTACTTTAAATTGGAGTTACGATGCAACTATAACATCATATCACATACTTTACGGTGCATCAAAAACAGATGTAACACTCGGCAGTTGGTCAAGTGATCCAGGGTTTACAATAAGCTATGCAGTAATCGATTATTCATCTTACGGATTTTCTGCAAATACATCTTATCCATTTTATGTTAAAGCAATTAACGCAACTGGTAGTGCTACATCAGTTGCACTACAAGTTCTTACAAACGCTGCAGCACCAACTGGATTAGTACTTTCTTCTAATTCAGAAACTAGTGTTACTATAGCATGGACATATGTAGCCGGTATGACATACACAATATGGACAGATAGTACACAAAAGTCAGTTACTCCGTCATATACTGGAACTTCTATCACCGGGTTAACAGGCAACACCGGATACAACATATATGTAAAAGCAAACAATAGTAATGGGTATCAAACTCCGTCGTCTCCAGCATTTAATGTAACATTTCCTCCTGCACCGACTATTGGAACAATTACAGAAACTGGCAAAGTATATAATATTCCATTTACTTACAATGCAGGAGGAGGGTATTATGGAGTATCATCTTATACTGCTAAGTGTGAACAACTTTCTTCTGGTAATACAGTAAACGGCGGGTCAAATCCACTATCATTTTCAGCAGTAGGGATTGTTAGTGGATCATCGTATTCGTTTAGGGTTATGGTAACTACTTCTGTAGGAAATAGTGCATATAGCGGGTTAAGTAATGCAATTATGGCGCGGACTGTTATAAATTACACACTTAACAGCAGTGGTAGGCAAAATATTACAACATTCGGTACCGGATCAAGCGATCAGTATGCAATAATAACGGCAACAATTTATGGAGCGTATCAGTCAGTGTATTATCAAGCAAGACCATGTTTTACACTGGGTGTTGGAATAGGCTATGGCGCAACTGTTACTGTTAATAATTATGCAACTATAAATGGTGCAGATGGTGTGTACTCTGCATCGTACGGAACCGGCCCATGTGACGGTGGAAGCGCACTGGATATTTCTACAGCATGTACATGGAATAATTGGGGAAGTATTACCGGCGGAGCTGGTCGAGCTGGCAGCTCAACAACTAACGGCGGTACAGGGTCAGGCGGTGGTGGCGGATTTTCAGGCGGTACAGGCGTTACTATATATAGCACTGTATATTTTTATAATTATTCGACAATTGCCGGTGGTGGTGGTGGTGGCGGACAAGGCGGAGCAGGAGCCGGAGCTCCTGGAACTTCTAGCGGTGGCAACGGTGGCAACGGCGGTTTTGGCTATTATTCAAGTTCTACTAGTTACATGTATAATTATAGTACCATAGGTGGCGGCGGCGGTGGCGGTGGTGGCGGTGGTGGCGGCAGAGGAACAGGAACAGGCGGTGGCGGCACTAACGCAAGTGGATATAGCGGCGGTGGTGGCGGAACAGGCGGCAGTAGTTATGGTGCTAGTGGCGGTGGTGGTGGCACATGGGCCGCTGGAAGTGCCGGCGGCACTAGTTCGTATCCCGCAAACGCTACATATAGTGCTAACTCATGGGCCGGCGGTGGTGGTGGCAGCAAAGGCACCGCGTACGGCGGCTCAATAGGATGGGGCGCTTGGGGAACCATATACTAGTAATTCTCATAACCATACCTAACTAATTGTATAAATACTACAATTAGTTGGGTATCGGTCAAATTTGCAGATTGTATCAACCAACTTACACTTGGATAATATAATGGCAACACTCTTAAAAAACAAACTTTTTGCTAATATTGGCACTACAGAATCGTTAATTCTTACTACTAGTGCGTCAACAAGAGTTACAGTAATTGGTTTAAGTTTAACAAATACTAGCGATGCTATCATTCTTGCATCAATTCGAATTCTTGATACTACAACCTCAGACACAGCATACTACATAAAAAATGTAATTATACCATCTCATCAAAGTTTACGAGTTGTAAACGGCGGCGAAAAATTAGTTTTAAGCCAATCTATGAGTGTATATGTGCAATCAAATTTAGATAATAGCATAGATCTCGTTATGAGCTATGTTGAACTTACATAAGGGAATATTATGACATATTACGTCGGTGGTGAAATTAGCCAAGCAGACTTATTAGGAGCAAATGCTAGATATTTTTATGCATTGCGCAGAGCAGATGACGGTACAGTTTATTTTGATAAAATTGATCAATTAGCAGCCGATAATGCAACGATTACAATAAACATTCCAGGACCACCTGAAGATAACTTTAATGATTTTGATTATAATGCAGATTACTTTGATGGACGATTAGCTGATCATACTAGGCCGCATCCTAATTTGTTCATTGACCAATATCGATGGGATAACAGAAATTGCTTTTATTACATAAATGACAATGGCGAATTTGTAGTTCGTATTAATCAAGCATACGTTTATTCATAATTTAACATCATACGAATACAGGAAAAAAATAAATGGCAGAATTTAAACTTAGTAGATTTCGATACATATGGGTCGGAGAATGGCAAACTGGTGTCAGATATGATGAAGACTCGGTAGTACTACATCAAGGTAAAACTTACATATGTAAAACTGGACATACGTCAAGTGCATTATTCCATACTGATCTCATTGCAGATCCTACTAAATGGGATTTATCGGTAGATGGAAAATCATGGAAAGGACCGTGGGTAACGTCTACATACTACGATTTAGATAACATTGTGCTTGCTGGCGGTACTGCATATCGTTGTATAATTCCGCACACTAGTTCTCAATTTCAGAATAACACTGCTAACTGGGAAGTATACGCAGAATCATCAAACTGGAATACAATTTGGTCTCCTAACACTCGATATATTCAAAACGACCTTGTTAAATATGGCGGGATAATTTATAAATGTTTAACTGCTCATACATCAGCAGCAACTATAACTGATGGGTTAGAAATTGATAGTTCACACTGGACATCATATTATGAAGGGATTGAATATAAAACTAATTGGACTACTGCAACTCGATATAAAGTTAATGATTTAGTTAAACTTGATGCAAGTATCTTTATTTGTATAAATTATCATACATCAACTAGTGTATTTGATGATACTAAGTGGAGCGTATGGTTACCAGGACAGATGTTTGACTCGTCATGGACATCTATGACCGGATACAACTTAGGTGATGTTGCAATATATGGTGGTAATGCATATATTAGTAAAACTGATAATAACCTAAATAACAACCCAGTAAGTAGCTCAACTGAATGGGCATTATTTAATCAAGGTTACAGTATTGAAAATGAATGGAACAATGCATCTCAATATACTATCGGAAGTGTAGTTCGGCGCCATGGTACGTTATATGAAGCAGTTACAAATAGTTCAGCAATTGACCCATCTACTGACCAATCAGAAATACATTGGAAGATTATTGTTCCGGGGTTATACTGGTCAAATCGGTGGGCAACTAGTGTTAGTTATGTAAAAAATGATATTGCAGTATGGGGCAATGGTACTTATACGTGTCTTACATCGCATGTTTCGACACTATTGCGTCGTCCGGATTTAGACAGTAATAATGTATATTGGTCATTAATAATTTCACATAACAAAAATAATGCAATGACTTCATACGGTGATTTAGAAACATACAATGATTCTAAATACACTGCAATTCATGCTGGTAATGCTCGCGATGTATTTCAAACTTCACAATCTTTACCAATTTGGTCAACCTACAATGTAGCCCCGGCTGTGTTTTATGTAGATAATGACATTGGCATAGACTCGCCATTATATGGTACATCTATAGAAGCACCATGGAAAACAATTAGATATTCTTGTGATTTTATTAGAAAAGGCACGTATTTTCCAAATGCTACATTAGCATTAGAACTGAATAAAGGATGGTTAATCTCTGAAATGTATCAATGGATGTTATACCAAATGTCTAATAGCATTGCACCATTTAGTCCTACATCATTATGGGATCATACATACGCACAACGTGATGCAGGCTATTTTATTGACTCGGTCCTATATGACATGCAACGTGGTGGCAACAGTCAAACTGTTGCAGCAACTAAACGGTTATTTTATTACGGTACAACTGATATATTAGTTAACAGTTTAGTCGAAGCATCAATAGAATACTTTGTTCCTGCACTAACACAATTATTAAGTTTAATGAATAATGTATTAACAGATACTAATCCATTATTAAACTATCAAGTGTTAAATGATATTCCAGATGATCTAGTAGTATCTCGAGTTAGTGTGCCTAATATCGAATCATTATCATCTGCAGAAGCAACTAGTTTAATGAATATTGTTACTACTGCGTTATCGTTACAATCAACTAAATTTGTACCTAGTGACAATACTGGGTTAACTGCAATTTTATATATTAAAACTGGTACATATAACGAATTGTTACCTATAATTGTACCAGAAAATCTTTCAGTAGTTGGTGACGAATTAAGAAGTGTTGCAATTCAGCCTGCAATAAGTCTTGAATTATTTTGTAAATCAACATCGGCAATTACTAACACAGTAACTGTTACTGACACTACTGGGTTAACTGATAACATGAGATTACAGTTTATTTCCCCGTATAAAAACAATGCACCCTCAACGTTTGGCGGAGTAGATTCAGGAAAAAACTATTATGTTGTTAACTCGTCAATTACTGCAACTACATTCCAAATACAGTCATCACCAACTATTACCTTTGTAGGATCTACAACTATTGATAGTGATATTATTTCAAACGTGTCAAAAATTAGTAATTTAACAGTAGGTGCAACTATTATCGGCAATGGGATTCCGGACGGTACGACCGTGTTAGCATTTGATCAATCAATTAACAGCATTGCAACTATTACAATTTCAAATACTGCAACTGCTAGTTCTATTTTAGCATCGTTTACTGCAGTTGGCCAGATAGTTAACTTAACTACTGGTGTAGGCGACATGTTAATATATGCAGGTGATTGTTTATCTGATATGTTTTATATGCGTAATGGCACTACAATGCGTAATTTTACAATGTTTGGGTTAAAAGGAACGTTAACTGTTCCTGATGAATGGGGACTTGCACGACCTACTGGTGGTTCATATACAAGTTTAGATCCCGGCAACGGTCCTGATGACAGTACAGTGTGGATTATTCGTAGATCGCCATATATGCAAAATATTACTAATTTTGGTGTAGGGTGTACTGGTACTAAAATTGATGGTAGTTTACATAACGGCGGCAGTAAATCTATGTTGCACAATGATTACACACAAGTAATTAGTGACGGGGTTGGGGTATGGTGCACTGGTTCAGGCGCTATTACCGAATGTGTATCTGTATTCTCGTATTATTCATATATTGGGCATTTTTCAGAAGCAGGCGGAAGAATACGATCTACAAATGGCAATAGTTCATATGGGGTATTTGGTGCTGTTAGTGAAGGCTATGACTTAAATGAAACGCCAATTACTGGTACTGTGTTTAACAAATCTACTCAAGTTCAAGCTACTGTAAAAAGTTCATTTACATCGATTGCTCAACTTTTAAAATTAGAATTTGGAAATGCCGGATCGGCCTATTATACTCCTACTACTAATTTATTAAAACATAGTAATAATTTTTTATCATCGTGGCTTACTGACGGATTAGTAACATTTACTAAAAACAACGTTGCTCCTACTGGGTATACTGAAGCGTGGGGGGTACGTGGTACTAGCAATAATCCAGGGTCATCATATGTTTACCAAAATGTAAATATTAATCCGGCAGGAAACTTATATTCTAATATCGCCGGATCAAACTTAATTGGGCTCGGTGTAAACGGTACATTTGATGTTACTGTATCAACATCTGCATACCAATTAGTAATTAATAATCCTGGAAATGTTTATGCAGTTGGTGACCAAATTCTTATTACAGGTATTAAGTTAGGTGGGATTACTGGAATTAACGATTTATCTATTACAATTAACTCAATTACAACACTATTATGGTCAAGCGGTGGTGTAGCAACTACCGGAAATTATTACTCATATACTAGTTTATCTGGTATTACTAGATATTATCTAGCAACAAGTGACGGTACATTCTCTACGTTTGGTCCAACGTTTACTAGTGGATCGAGTACAAACGGTAGCGTATCGTTATCGTATGGCGGTGATGGTGTAGTAGGTAGTATTGCTACATTCTCGTCTGTAGGAGTAGTGCCAGATAACAGCGATCAAAATTACACATTGAGCTTGTATGTATATGGCGGATCATCAACATCTTTTAATTTAGAAGGTGTCTTCCTAGGTTCAAGTACAAGAACAAGTGGAATTAGCTATAATGTTGTATCAAAGACAGCTACACCTTATGCAGCTAATGGAGGATTTTTACCATCTAATTACGGTGTACAAAAAACGTTAATTCCTAAATGGTATAGGATTTGGGTTGCAGTTAACGATCCTGCAGGTATTAATGATACATTACAATTTAGATTTTATCCGACTGGAAAAACTGCACCAGTGGCTGACACGTATTCTGTAGTTTATGGTGCGCAGGTTGAAATTTCAAATTCAACGTTTACTCCAAATTTCTATCTTGATTCAATTACGCAAAAATACACTGCATACGCAAACTTTCAAGTAGTTGGTGCCGGCACAGGCGCTGTATTTTTAGGAAATGAAATTAGATCTAAATCGGTTTTTCAAGGTAGAATTGTTACTGACTTAAATGGAGTAACTGGTGGTAAAGGATACATAACTGCATCAAATAATTTACAATATGGAAATCAGTATTATGCACAAATTGCAGAATCTGATAGCGGAACAAACAACTACGTAGGTATGCGATTAGTGGTAGAGACTGGTTCTGGTGCCGGCCAATATGGGTATATATCATCATTTAATCCGATCGATAAAACTGTTCAAATATTAAGAGAATCATTTGATTTGTTAACTATCGTTTCTACAGCTAGTGGTACTAATTTATTAACAATTAGTGGTACTGATGATTTAAGCCAATTATATGTTGGCCAATTGGTACAAATAATGCCAACATATTATACTAGCATTATATCAGAAACGTCTACGTCATCGATGCAATTCACTAGTGCAACTGGCGGAACAGTGAACACGCTTACTGTGACTAGTACGGCTTCGTTACATATTAATATGCCTATTTCATTTGCCGGTGCTACCTTTAGTACAATTACTACTAATTATACATATTATATTATTAATATTATAGACGATATTACTATTCAAATTTCTAATGAGTTAGGCGGCGATACTTGGCAGCTTACATCTGAAATTGGAAACATGCAGTTAAATTATCCAAATTATTACAACTACTTAACTGCTAGTTCAACTGGTAATATGTTAATTAACGAACCAATATCGTTTACTGGACTATCGTTAGGCGGTATTACATTAGGTGCTGAATACTACGTTAGCGATATTATTGACTTGAATAATTTTACAATTTCATCAACTACTGTATCTGATACTGCAACTGCAACTAGCACCTCTGCAATAACAGTTGGATCTACTAATCAGTTAATACCGTTAAATCCAATAGTTTTTAGCGGCACTAGTTTTGACCCAAACATTAGTATTGACACGAAATATTATATTAGTAAAATTATAAACAACAGCACATTTAATATTACTGCCGGTATTATAACTGTACAAGCAACAATGACCCAATTTTCATCAAATTTAATAACTGTTGAATCTACAGTTGGGTTTGTACAGAATCAACCTGTTAAGTTTATTGGGTTAACCTTTGGCGGTATTGTTGCTGAAACTACATATTTTATTCAAATTATAAATGACGAATATACGTTTACTATAAGTCACGTTGCTGGCGGATCCGTGATGTTATTAACCTCTGCTCAAGGAAAAATGTTAGCAAAAACATGCCCTTCTCCAAAAGTACTAATTGGCGGAACTGGGTTAATGACAATATCTAGTACTGGAGAAAAAACAACAGTATCTAATGGAATAGGAATAATGAATGCAACATTTACTTCGTCATTATTTGGTGGAGTATCAGGTAGTACTAACTATTATGTACTAACAATTGACAGTAATAATATTACACTAGGTACAACTGCAACAGGTAGTGCAATTACACTATCATCTGCAATTGGAAACATGAAACTTGGTGCAGTTGGATGGGATAATATTACACCAGGGTTATTACCAGTTAACACGCTTGATAACACTAGTAAATATACAATTGAACCTAGAACTACATTTTCAAAACCCCCGTTTACACAAGATAGTGCTATATCAGTAGTATCATTAGCAGCAGGTGTGCAATGGACAGCTATCGCATACGGAAATAGCGTATTTATAGCAATGCCTAGTAGTGGTCAAACAGGTTCATACTCGATTGACGGAACTAACTGGACATCAATGACATTACCTCTTTCATTAAATTGGACAAGCATAACTTACGGCAACAAATATTGGGTAGCAATTGCAACTAACAGTGCATCAATGGCGTATTCAAGTTCAAATGGTGCAGGATGGCGAGTATCTAATCTTCCAAGTTCGCAGCCATGGAGTTATGTATCATACGGAAATGGTGTTTTTGTTGCAATTGTAAATTCCGGAACAAATGCTGCATATTCAACTAACTATGGAAAAACGTGGACTGCATCGACATTGCCGACTATCGTATCTACATGGATTGGGTTGTCGTACGGATCTGGAGTATTTGCGGCAGTATCACAATCCGGTGATGTTGCGTGGAGTTATGACGGAACAACTTGGCAATCATCACAAACTACATTAAATTCTAATTTGTTATCATCGGTTCAAATTACAGGGTCGGCAGGGCAATTTTCATGCACAGCAACTAGTGTGCTGTTAGAAGTAAATCAAACAGTAACTATATCTGGAACAAAAGCAGGAACAGGTGCAATTGCCGGATATGATGATCCTACTACATACTATATTATTGCAACTAATGGCACTACCCAGTTTACATTATCGGCGTCAAAAGGCGGTACTGCAATTAGTACTACTAGTGGTACTCCTACTGGTTTAACATATACGTTTACATCCGGTGCATTTTCTGCGATAACATACGGTAATAATCGATTTGTGGCAATTCAAAATCAATCATCGGTGTACGCATCATACAGCTTTGATAGTATTCATTGGTTTGCCTCGTCAACACATGTTAGTGGTACGGATATTGCATACGGACAAGGCTCATTTGTAACAATTTCAGATATATCAGGTGCGTGCTTTATTAGCGATAGTGGTTTATTTTGGAATACAAAATCTATTTTTAACAGTGGATACACTGCAATTGGATTTGGATTTGATGTTAATCATATAGGAGTGTTTCCGACGTTAGGAACAGGAAATATCGGAAGCATTATTAAATCTGGATCAAGAACACAAGGTCGTGTAAAGATTGAGTCTGGCGTAGTAACTACATTTGTTTTGTGGGAACCAGGTGCAAATTATGATACTATTCCTACAGTTGAGGTTACTGATCATAATTTAGCAATTTCGGTAAGTTTAGTACCGAGATTAGGAAACGGTACACTAGCAAATCCGACAATTATTAATAGAGGAACTGGATATAATACATCATCTACAGTTATTACTATTACTGGTAACGGCTATTCGGATTCGTATCAAAGCGGGTATAAATTAATCGTAAATAATTTAAATAATGTTCCGGCAGTTGGTAGTAACTTAACAATCGCAAATGATACACAGGTGTATAAAGTTACTAGTGCAGACATTGTATACGGATCAACTGCGCCATTTATTGAAGCAAATATTCAAATATCTCCAACTATTACTGTTTCAAACAGTCCCGAAGACGGTACCTTAGTTAGTATACGACAATTGTATAGTCAGTGCCGATTAACTAATCATGACTTTTTATCAATTGGTTCAGGAAATCGAGAGGAGACTAACTATCCGTATGTGGATGCAAATTCAACGAAAATACAAAATATTACTGTTGAGTTAAATCAAGGACGCGTATTCTTTACAAGTACTGACCAAGATGGTAACTTTACTGTAGGTAACTTATTTGGTGTTCAACAATCAACTGGTACTATTACATTAAGTGCTACTCAGTTTGGCTTAGAGGGACTAGATGCATTAAGTTTAGGTGGTATAGCAGTAGGTAGTTCTAGTGTTATTATTACACAATTTAGTACCGATCCCACGTTTACTGCTAGTTCAGATTATGTTATTTCAACGCAACGTGCTATTAAATCGTACTTAACAAGTAGGTTAAGTCAAGGTGGTGCTAATACGTTTACTGGCCAACTAACTGCAGGTACAGTTATGGTAGGTGGTGCTGATCGTATACGTTCTTCAGTTCCAAACGGTCAATTAGGATCAGTTATTAATATAAGTAATGCCTATATATCCGGCGCAGGAGTTGACGGTGATTTTGCAGCATTACAATTCTTTATCGGCGGTGGTAAGAATCGCGGAAATGGAATTTGATAAATATTGAAAAGATAAATACTATCAGAGGAATTAAAAAATATGGCAGAATTTAAACTAGGTAGAATTAAGTTTGTGTACCAAGGTAATTGGACCACAGATACGGCATATCTTGTCGATGATGTAGTAACAGTAAGTGGCAAAACGTATATTTGTATTAAACAACATACATCGGCTGCGGCATTTGTAACAGATCTTAATGCTACCCTTTCAAAATGGAATTTGATAGCAGACGGAACCAAATGGCGGAATGATTGGACCGCATCTACATATTATAATGTAGGTGATATGGTTAAGTGGGGCGGCACGGTATATGTTTGTAAAACATCGCATACTTCGTCTACATTTGTGTCACCGTCGTATAACGGATTGGAACTTAATCAATCCGATTGGGACGAGTTTGCATCAAATTTAGAATGGTCTGGGCAATGGGCAGTTAGTACACGATATAAAGTTAATGATTTAGTATATTACGGGGGCATTAGTTATGTTTGTAAACATGCACACGTATCGGCTAGTTTAACTTCACAAGGTTTAGAATCAAATATTAGTGATTGGGATACATTTAACTCAGGCATTACATTTCTAGGCGGTTGGAGCGGGAGCAGTGTACGATATAAATTAAATGATGTTGTAAAATTTGGTGCAGATTTATGGATTTGTACAACACAGCATACGTCTACCGGTACAACTATTGATACATTAAAATTTAGTATTTTTGTTAATGGATTTGAATTTGAAGATTCGTGGAGTAATTCTACAATTTATCAAATTGGCGATATTGTAACTTACGGCGGGTATTCATACACTTGTATTTTAAATCATACTGGTCAAACACCAAGTACTGCAACTGCATATTGGAAAACGTTTACTACTGGTTTAAATTTTGTCGGAGACTGGGATGATGCTACTAACTACAGAATTGGTAATGTAGTAAGAGTAGGCGGGTTTACTTATACTGCAACAAGTGATAGCGTTGGACATACACCGCCAAACACATTATATTGGTCAAGATTAAATTCTGGTATAAGACAAAATACTATCAATGTTCCATACACAAATGTTGCTTCGACTAATGTTGCTAGTTCCGGATCCGGTGCAACGTTTAATGTTACTACAAACAACACTGCGTATACTGTGATAATTCATCCAGGATCTGCAGGTAGTAATTATGCAGTTAACGACATTATTAAAATTTCAGGAACATTAGCCGGCGGCGTTAGTCCTGCAAATGATATTACTATTACAATAACTGGTGTATCAAGTGGTGCAATATCAACGTTTACATTTGTTGGCAACTCAGTAACATGGGTTGATGGTGTAACTTATTTAGAAGGTGATGTAGTTTATTACGGTGTAAGTTCGTATATTTGTATCAGTGCGCATATTGGAACATCAACTAATAACCCGTTTGCTGACACCTCTGCAACATATTGGAATATGTTAGCAAGTGGTGCTGATAGTGCAGTGTTAACTACACAAGGTGATATTGTGTATTACGGTGCAACCGGTGCACAACGACTGCCAATTGGAACAGAAGGACAATTATTACAAGTTAAAAACGAAGTACCTTCGTGGTCATATTACGGAATTCTTAACAATGTAGTATATGTTGCTCCTCATGGAGTTGATTCAATTGGGCTAAGTCAAGGTTTAACAATTGATAAACCATGGGCGTCTGTTTTATTTGCATGCCGACAAGTTGAAGAAGGCTATTTAAACACTAATGCCGGTGCGTTATTAAGAATAAACAAAGCGTTTATGATGAAAGAAGTTGATAATTTTATTATTAATACTTACACTTACGCAATTTCGTCGGCATCGTCTACCGGTAATGTATTTACTACTACCTCAACTGCATCAATGAATGTAGGAATGCCAATTAAATTTACAGGAACAACCGGCGGCGTTGTACCTGGTGTAACTTATTATGTAAAAACAATTGTAAATTCAAATACATTTACAATTAGTGCAACCCACAACGGAGTTGTATTTACGTTATCTTCAAGCAGTACTGCAATGTCTGCTACATTTGTTTATGCTCCTAATAAAGCAGAGAGAGATGCTGGAACTATTATTGAATCAATTATATTTGATTTAACACATGGCGGTAATTATAAAACTACTGTTTCAACACAAGCATTTTTTGCTACAGTTACTAGCTTTATTACCACTAATACACTATATCAAATCACCCAGTTTATTGCAAGTTTAAATTATTTACAAGATGCATTGTTACCGGCAATTATCGGAAATGTTGCACCTGCAACAAATTATCAATTGTTAAACGGTGTTGCGTCTGCATTTAGAGCCAAACAACAAATTAACAATAATTATACTTCAGAAGCAAACACCTTAACAATTGCACAAGATTTATTAGGCATTGTCATTGGTGCGTTGTCGGCAGGAACGTATGCAAATATTCCACAACTAGATAGACCACATACGTCAATTTATGTTAAAACAGGTACATACAACGAGTTTTCACCTATTGTAATTCCGCTTGATACTTCAATACAAGGTGATGAATTACGGAGTACAATTATTCAAGCAGCACCTGCCCGTCCATTATTAGTAAACGATAGACCTAAAACTATTTCAGCTATTAAACGAATTCAATCAATAATTCCAGGAATAGTGGCAAACATTCCTGTATCTACAAGTACCGGAAATACAGAATTACAACAGTATTTAGGTTCGCCTACCTACTCCACTGCTACTCAGTCAATTATTACTAACACTGCTACTATACAAACAGTGTTAACAAACGGATTAGCATCGCTTCCGGGTGCAGGTACTACTACTATTACACTAACTGCAGAGACGGTTACTGCACCAAATACTGGTACATATACATTATCAACTCCGACTGGATATAATTCTTCAGCATTAACCCATACTGCATATGCATGTACTGGGAATACTACAGGAAATAGTGCAGGCTATGGCGACGGTGTTGCTCAAATTGTTCAAAATCGTGCATTTATTCAGACAGAAATTGGCGGATTTTTAACTAATCTTACAACAGGTGGATTTAGTTGGTCAGCATTAAATTCTACCCAAAAAGGTCAAGCAATGCGTGACGTGGGATATGCATTAGACGCAATAATTTACGACATGACTTACGGTGGCAATACTCAAAGTCTTAAAAACGGCGATAGTTATTATACGTTAGGCGTATTACAAGTGTCCGGTACAAATTTAACTGCAACAATTGCAGTAATGACTCGTCTTAAAGATATTATTGATAACATTATTGTTGCTAATACTGCAGGATGGACTAAATCTAGTGGTTATACTGCATCACAAGTTGTTTTAGGCACACCTGGTTCTGCATATGCTGGTGTTTTTGCTCAAGATCGCATTCAGGATATTATTGATTGGATTAATAATGGAACTGCAAATACTACAATTCAACCGTGTTCAACGTGGGTTAAATCTGATGTTAGATTAGCATTTACTAACATTCAAACAAAAAAATCTGAACTACAGACTTCAATTATGAATTGGATAGCATATACATATCCAACTTTAAATATTAGTCCGTCATTAACGTATCGCGATGCTGGAACTATTATTGATGCATTATCGTATGATATGTTATTAGATTCAACGTATTATAGTATGATTTCAGCTCGTGCATATTTTCGATATAACTCATCTGCACAAGTATTAGTTAGTAGCCTAGAATTACCAGCTACTAAACATGCTATAAATTATATTAGTTATTTGATTGCAGCACAAGCATCGACTGATACAACAACTCAACCATCAACTGGTGATTTAGGTTCATTATTAGCAGTAAATGAGGTAGTTGATAATACTTCAATTATTAGAAATATGTTAAGTAACGGTCTTACACAAGCACCTGCATTTTCTATGCCAGTGTTGCCCGGTTATAACACTACATGGTTAGCGGGATATAGTGATGCAATTACACAGATTGTTAATAATTATCAATTTATTAACGATGAAATTGTTAGTTATTTAGATGTTACGTTAACAAATCCAACGTGGTCTTCGTACAGTACTACATTTAAAGCTGAAACTAGTCGCGATTTAAGTAATATTCTAGATGCATTACAATACGATTTAACTTACGGAGTTAATGATCAAACATTGATTGCAGCGCGAGCGTATTATAGTTTAAATAATCCAATGATTACTACAAATTATTTGCCAGGTGTGTTGGCTGCATTATCTAGGTTATCAACTATTATTAGTCAAATTATACAAAAATCGGCAGTATCTGCATCGGCTGGTAATACTACTACACAATCAGTATCAGGCACTGCAGGTTCAGTTCAAGCTGCTGCATTTGCACAATCACGTATTGATGATATTGTATACTGGATTAACAATGGATTCCAAAACGAAACTGTTGCGTATGCAACTGGTACAATTGCCGGAACAACCTTAACGGTTTCAGCAGTTGCTAGTGGTACACTAGCAATTGGACAAGCAGTTACTGGAGCAACGTTAACTACTACTGTAACTGGTACAACTGCTACTACAAATGTTGTAACTTTAGCATCAACTGCTGGGTTAAATGCAGGTATGGCAATTACATTTAGCACAACGTACGGATATGGTACACAAGCACCATTTGGTGGACTTACTACAACTACCTATATTATTAATACAATTGTCGGAAGTACAGTTTCTTTATACAATTTTGGAACTACTACAAGTCCAGTGTTAACAACTGCATCTGGCACAATGACGGCAACTGCAGGTGTTCTTCCTGGTACTTATATTACTGCAGGCAGTGGTACCACGTGGACTATTAGTACAAGTCAAACGGTTACTGCTGCAACTAACATGGTTGCAACGACTATTATCACTCCGGTAATATCAGGTGCATACGCATTAACTAGTATTGAAAGACAAACTGCATTTAACGCAATTCAATCTCGTGCTACTGAAATACAAGATGATGCACAAGCGTGGGTAGTTAAATTCTTCCACTTTGAAAGTCCAGATTTGCCATTAACAAATCGCGATGCTGGATATATTGTTACTGCATTAAGCTATGATATATTACTCGGAAGTAACTTCTATTCAATCATTAACGGTCGTGCATACAACAGATTAATTACATCGATTATTAATTTAAAAGCAAAATTTGCAGATTCTGTACACGGTGTGATTGGATTTATAGGTTATAAAGCTAAACAAATTGCAGCAAGTGGAAGTATTGCACAGGTACAAACTACACTTGATGACATGATTGCAAACATTCAAGGTAGGCCTACTATCTCTGCAGTATTTAACGGCTCAATCAATGGAACATTATTAACTATAAACTCAGTAGTAAGTGGAACTATATCAGTAGGTATGCAATTATCAGGCACTGGCATTGTTAGTGGTACTCAAATTATATCAGGTAGTGGATCTAGTTGGTTGTTAAATTATAGCCAACAGGTTAGCACGTTAACAACTGCTGCAAATAAAGTTACTACTGGAACTAATTATATTACATTAGGGTCAACTGCAGGCGTTGTACCAGGATTATCAATTACATTTACTAATGATATCGGTGATGTACTTGCAGGTACCTATTATGTAGTAGGGATTGTAAATACTACACAGATTACAATTAGTCAAACATTTGATGGGCCAGTTTTACCAATTACTGCAACTGTATTTGGTTCATCAACTGTTACTGTTTACGGATTATACGGCGGACTTGGTGTAACTACAGTAATCACTGGAACAAACGAACTTATTCCAATTACTGCAGTTACTACATCATCTAACGCAATTACAATAAACACCACTACTAATGTAACTGTAAATATGCCAATTGTGTTTAGCAATTTACCTAATAACATTACTACAACTGCTACTACTACTACATCGAGCACTAATAATATTACATTATCGGCAACAGTTAGTAGTTTACAAATTGAAGTTGGTATGCCAGTTTACTTTACTGGATTAACATTTGGTACAGTAGTGCCAACACAAGTGTATTATGTTCACACTGCAACAGGCAGCACTATTAAACTTAGCAAAACATTAGGTGGTTCAGTAGTGTCAATTACTTCTGGATCAGGGTCTATGAATGTAACATTTAATGCTGCCGGCGGGTTAGTAAACGGGAATCAATATTGGGTTAATTCTATTATCGATAGTAACAATATTACTGTTACTAGCTCATTTAACAGCGGCGTTAGCTTTGCAATTACTAACACAGTATCAAGTTTAACTGCCGGAGCAACAATTGGGGTTGAAACATTACACGGTTTGAATACAAAAGCAGTTAACGGAACAATGACGTATAATAATACACTTGCAACCATAAACGGGGTTGAAAATATACGTGCAAACATTCCGTTTATTGCAACTGAAGCTGCTGCATTTGTTGCAACTGTATTTGGTGGTACTGTTACTAATACTACCATTGTAACTAATCTAATCACAACACCATTTGCACATCAGTTATCAGTAGGTGATCCGGTTATATTTAAAGGTACTACATTTGGCGGAATTACTGAAAATGTTACATATTTTGTGTTAACTGTACCTGACGCATCGTCATTTACTATTTCTGCAACTCAGGCAGGCACTGGTACACAAACTCCAGTAGTGTTAACAACTGCAACTGGCACATGTACTGTTAACTATTCTTATTTGTTTGATAGAGCAGTTCGAGATGCTACATTATATGTTAACGCATTAATTCATGACTTAACATGGACCGGTAACTATAAAACAATGCGATATGCACAAGTATATTTGTCAGCACAAAGTGGTGCAACTAGCACAGACATGTTCCATGTACGAAACGGAACAGGTATGCGTAATATGACATTAAATGGGTTAAGTGGTAGTTTAGGATTGCCAAATGCATACGGTACACGTCGACCAACTGCAGGTGCATATGTTAGTTTAGATCCAGGATTTGGACCAAACGATCAAGATACCTGGGCAAACGTAAGAAGCTGCTATGTTCAAAACGTTACTAACTTTGGTAGTGGGTGTGTTGGTTTAAAAATTGACGGCGCAATTCATGGCGGAGGTAACCGTTCTATTCTTGCTAACGACTTTACACAAGTATTAAGTGATGGTATCGGTGTATGGTGTACTGGTTCTAACGCACTAACAGAATGTGTATCAGTATTCTCATATTACGGTTATGCTGGATACTTAGCAGAATTAGGCGGTCGCATGCGAGCTACTAACGGTAACAGTTCGTATGGTGTGTATGGTGTTATTGCAGAAGGAATTGATTCGTTTGAAGCTCCGGGGTATTCAACATTAAATAACCAATCAAATGAAGCGTGGGTTACTAATGTAGTAACTGATAGTTATAATCAAATTTTACGACTTGAATATGCAAACGCCGGCAGTGCGTACACTAACGCACTGCCATTAATTAATGGTTCGGGTTATAATGCTACTGCAATTGGTGATGAGTTGCGTGATGCTGCAGTATTCGAATCTCGACTGGTTGATCTAGAAGACGGGTTAGGTGTTGGCGGAAGTTCTTATATTACAAATTCAAATACTGGACAAGATGGCGGCATTGGGCAAATAACAATTGCAAATACTGATACTGCACTAAGCACTGCATACACAAATATGCGTATACAGCTGCTAGGAGGTACCGGAGTTGGGCAATATGCAAACATATTCAAATATAATAATGGTACAAAAGTTGCATTAATATATAAACCGTCGTTTATTCCGTTAACGATTACACAAAGTTCAACTACTGTCTTTACAGTTTCGAGCACAGCTACCTTATATGCAACTATGCCAATTTATATTAGTACAGATGTATCTGGATTATTACCAACTACACTATATTATGTTAGTGCAACTAACCTTACTGCAACACAGTTTTCAGTATCAACTACAAGTGGCGGTAATGTAACATCGTTAACAGCAGTTAGTGCAACACCATCAGTTATGGCAGCATCATCGATTTTAGGTACTACGTTAACGATTGGAACTGTTAGTTCAGGTACTGTTACTGTTGGACAATTAATAACCGGCACCGGAGTTGCTAATAACACGTATATTACTGCCAACGTTAGCGGTAGCGGTGCAGGTTCAACTTGGACTGTTACTGTAAGTCAAGCAGTATCTACTACTACGCTTACTGGTACAATCAGTGTTCCAGTATATGCAGCAGGATGGGATCATGTAGTTCCAGGATATCCGATTAATAACATACCTGATTTAACATCGGCGTATATTATTGAACCACAAATTACATATACTAATCCAGGGTTTACTGCAACTGCAAATGTGTTATCAACTACTGCAACATGGAGTGCCATTGGTTACGGCGACGGGCATTTTGTTGCGTTAGCATCTGGCTCTACTTCTACATCAGCGTGTATTGATGGAAAAACATGGGCGCCTGGTGGTGCAATGCCGTCAAGTACAACATGGTCAAACGTAGTATACGGCGGTGGTACTGGTGCTACTGCATCGGCAGTCGTTGGAGGATTAGGAGGCGGAGGTGCAGTGCTAACTGCAACAATTGGAACTGGTACAAGTGCAGGACAAATTGTTAATATAACTATTGTAAATGGTGGATACAATTATTTGACTCCACCGACGATTGTGTTTAATGCAATTTCGGGCGGTGTTGGTGCAGTTGCCACTTGTACAGTCTTAAATGGTACTATTACTACAGTAACATTAGAAATTCAAGGCGGCGGCTATTATAATGGTGCAACTATTTCGGTATATACAAGCCAGCTATCTAGTATAACTGCGCTAACATGGGGTTCAAACTATTTTGCAATTCCGACAGTTTCTATAGAACCACCAGTTACTGCAACTCAATGGACCAGTGGTGGTTCTGCAGTAATAGGCACAAATTATTCTTACGCGGATGTGTCTGGAATTGTGCATTATTACTTAGCAACTACTGCTGGCACATTTTCAATTGGTGGGCTAACTGGTCCTGTATTTACATCAGGAACTGGCACAAACGGATCTGTATCACTAACATACATTGCAACGTTAGCAGCCGTAACTGCTAATTTAACCAATAATGGTGTAAGTGGCTTTACAATTGTATCTCCCGGTGATGGATACAAGTTTACACCGGTTATACAAGTAATAGATGCACAATCAGCATTTGTTGCAATATCAAGTAGCAGTACCGCAAGTGCATACAATTTACCAACTACTTTATCAAGCACTTGGTCACCTACTACAACTGTATTACCAACTAGTGATTTAAAAGGGTTAGCATACGGAAATAACATTTATGTAGCTGTAGGCGGTACCACAACTACACCGTCAGCTGCATCAATGACAGGTAACGCAACTACAGCATCGTGGATTAATAGATCTGGTAACATCACTGGAGCGGTTACATACGCTGCAGTTGCATACGGTAATGGTCGATTTGTTGCAATTCCGGCATCGGGGAATATTACTACAACTACAGTTAATGCAGTAGCATGGACAGCAGGTGGTAATTTACCAATATCAACTACTTGGGCAAGCATTGCATACGGTAATGGTCGATTTGTTGCATTAGCTGCAAACGGTACAATTGCGTATAGTTATAATGTTGGCACATCGTGGTTCCAATCAACAACTGCTGGTCTACCAAGTACTGTAACTTGGACTAAAGTTGCATATGGACAAGGCTTATTTTTTGCAATTGCAGCAGGCACGGATGCATGTGCTACTAGTTGGGACGGTATTAATTGGGCAATTCATGCAATGTCAGTATCGAGTAATTGGACTGCAATTGCGTTTGGAAACCCAATTAATGAAACGTTAGGCGCAACTCCAGTGTGGTCGGCAGTATCAAGTACTAGTGGAACAACTGGTGCAAGCATTAAAACTGGTGCAACGCCATTAGGTCGTGTGCAAATAAAAGATAACGCAGTGTCTGAAATTAGAATGATTGAACCTGGTAGCGGATTCCCAAGAGGAAATGTTATTTCAACTACAGTTACAACTAATGTTATTACTTGCGACACTACTAACAATTTAATAGCAAATCAACCGATTATTTTTAATGGTGTAAGTACAGGCGGTATTATTACTGATAAATACTACTATGTAGTTTCTGGCAGTATTACATCTACTGAATTTTCAATATCATTAACTGCGGGCGGTAGTGCAATTGCACTTTCAACTGCAGCAATAACAGGAATGACGTACTTTGCAAGTCCAATTGTTACTGTAATTGATCCAAATCATGTTAACACTGTTCCAGTTGCAGCACGCATTGGTAACGGTGCATTAGGTAATCCAAGCTTTGGTAATAGAGGTACTGCAAATACTACAGCTACAGCAAGTATTTCAGGTGATGGATATGCTGACTTATATCAACCTGGTACATACATAAATGTATCGTCGTTGTATCAAATGCCGACACCGGGGTCAAACGTTGTGTTTAGTACAATTACTGGTAACGATAGATGGTATAAACTTGTTTCGGTTTCTAATATTTTAGGAATACCAGGTAACTATACTGCTACTTTACAAATCAGTCCTGCGCTGTCAACATTAGATGCTCCAAAGCACGGAACGTTGATTACTACTAATTTAGAATATAGTCAAGTACGATTAACCGGCCATGACTTTTTATACATTGGTACTGGAAATCAAACATCAACTAACTATCCAAATGTTGATCCAACAAAGGCTATACAAGCTAGCCAGGAATTATCAACTGGCGGTGGACGTGTATTCTTTACAAGTACTGACCAAGATGGTAACTTTAACGTAGGTAACTTATTTGGTGTTCAACAATCAACCGGTACTGCAACATTAAACGCAGATGCATTTAACTTATCTGGATTACAAAGTTTAACGTTAGGATCAGTTGTGTTAGGAATTGGTAGTGCAACTATTACTCAATTTAGTACAGATCCATATTTTACAGCAAACAGTGATAATATAGTACCAACACAAAAAGCAATTAAGGCGTTTATTACATCACAAATTGGTGGTGGTTCAAGTTCATTGAACGTAAATACAATCACAGCTGGCCAAATATATATTTCAGGTAATACAATTACAAATATTAATGGTACTGCAATAAACGTAACTTCAAAAATGAATTTTACAGGTGGAATTGATGGAGCTCCAGTAGCTCTTATGTTCTTTAATCAACGATAATACGGAGAAATAAACATGGCAACAGGAAGATTGGGCACAACCCAATTAGCAGCAACTACGTTAACAACTGTATATACTGTACCCACCGGGTCGTATACAGTGTTTAACGTTTCATTTACAAATACAACAACTAGTGCAGTTACTATTCGATTAGCAACTGCATCTGCTGCTACCCCTGCAGTAAGCGAATATATTGAATATGATACTACTATTGTAGGTAACGGTGTATTTGAAAGAACTGGATTGGTTGGCGGAGCTGGCTTACAAGTAGTTGCATATTGCAGCGGTACAGGAGTTAATGTTAATGTGTATGGTATTGAAACCTCTACATCATAATTTAAAAGGAGATATTTATGGCACGTTATAATACGGTATCGGTCTCGCGAATAATTACAAGCGCGACAACGATTACTACCCCAGCACAAGGGTTATTTACTGAATTTGCAGGTACTGCACCGTACACTGTTATACTTCCAGATCCGAGATTACATTATGGATCAACACAACGATTTTATAATAGCACGTCTGGTGTAATTACTATTTCAACACCAAGTGGTGTATTTAAAGGTCTTGAAAGTTCAACAGCTGCTACCCAAACTATACCGTCGCTTGGCACAGTAGAACTTGCATCCGATGGCACAGACTATGTTGTTTTTGCAGAAACCGGTGGACCATTAGTTGCATCTACAACTGACATTACTGGTGCAATTACTGCAAACACTACTACTAACAATCAGACATTTAGTACGTCGTCAACTGGAACTATATCAATTGCGTCAGGCACTACTGGATCAATTGACAATATGGCAATTGGTAGTACTACTAGATCTACTGGTAAGTTTACAACATTAGATGCAAATTCTACTGTTAGTATTTCTGGTAATACAACATTTACTGGAGCATTATCAGCAACTACTGGCACAAACAATCAAACCATCTCAACAACTGGTGCAGGAGTTATTTCGATTGCGTCAGGTACTACTGGATCAATTAACAATATGGCAATTGGTAGTACTACTAGATCTACTGGTAAGTTTACAACATTAGATGCAAATTCTACTGTTAGTATTTCTGGTAATACAACGTTTACTGGTACAGTTAGCGTTCCTAACCCAACTTCAGACAGCCATGCAGCGTCTAGAATGTACATAGATTATAGACCGGTATGGGTAACTCCTGCAACTATACCGAATTACACTGCAACTAACGGAGTGTATTCGATTACATTAAATGCAACGTCTATGTCAGCAGTTACGTATACGTTAGTAAGCGGAACGTTGCCATCGAACGGAACATTAAATTCGTCAACTGGTGTTATTTCTGGTACATCAACTGCAGGATACGGAACTACTACTAACTATTCGTTTACTATTACCGCAACTGCTAATACTGTGACATATGATCGGACTTTTAGTGTTAATATTGTTATTCCGCTGCCGATTGGCCAAGTTTTATATTCCGGAAGTTCTTCGAATACAAATGGAGGGTCGTCTACGTATACATGGGTTGCACCGTCTGGCGTAACGACTGTTAGTATTGCTGCAATTGGCGCCGGTGGTGGTGGCTGCAGCGGATGGGCGTATTGCGGTGGCGCCGGCGGTGGGTTAGTTTGGGCTAATGGTATTCCAGTGACTCCCGGTAGTAGCTATACAATTGCCGTCGGCAACGGCGGTTGTTGGGGTGGTTCCCAAGGCGGGTGTTCATGTTTCCCTGGATTTGTTGCGTGTGGTGGCTGTTGCGGCTGTTGTGCAGGAAGTTACACTCTTAGTGGAACGTATACATCCGGGTGCGGTAGTTGTGGTATGATTGCATATCCGGATACCGCAGGCGGTGGCGGTGGCGGTGGCGGATATTGTAATAACACTTGTAATAGTCGACCATCTGGGCATGTTGGATGCTACGGTGGTGGTGGTGGCGCAACTTCACATCATAGTTCAACTCACGGTACCGGTGGCGGTGGCGGCACTGGAATTTACGGACAAGGTTCTAACGGTGCATGCGGTTCGGCATCACCTGGGGGTCACGGAACAGGTGGCGGCGCAGGACAAGGCGGATCCGGTGGTACTTGCGGTAAAAACGGTGAACCGTATAGTAACGGCCAAGGTAACGGTTTTGCATGTGGCGGCAACTACGGTGGCGGGGGTGGCGGCGGTGGCACCGGCTCCGGCGGTGGCTGGGGCGGATATGGCGGTGTTCGTATTATATGGGGAGGCGGCCGCAGTTATCCAACAAATGCATCAGACATGTAATACATAATTAAAGGAAAACAACATATGATATATATTAAAATTGACGAAAATGGCGATCCAATTGATTATCCGATACTGTGGGAAAACGTTGTTGGTATATTAGATACTACTGAGTTTTTAGAATCGGATTTATTAGCTCACAATCTTGCAGTAGTTTTAAACTATGACTTACCTATTATAGATAATATAGAAGATATAAATTGTACACGGGGAGAAATTGTTAAAAACTCCGACGGTACAATTGAGCAACTATGGGATATATCTGAGTTATCCATTGAGGAAAAAGTTAGAAGATGGATACTTAGTCCTAGAGAATATTACTTTATGTCTTGCGATTGGACACAACTTAATGATGCTCCATTAACTGTAGAAGAAAAAGCAGCGTGGGCAGAGTATCGCACTGCATTACGAGAAATGACCGACACGATAGACTTTGAAAATATAAAATTAAGAAAAGATATCCCGTGGCCAACACCGCCAACACTTTTATCAAAAGTGGGGAAATGGTCACTGCCACCTGCTAATCCTTTATAATGTTAAGTATAAAAAACGGAAGCATGTGCTTCCGTTTTTTATTAAGTAAAATAATTATAACCTAAATTCTTATCCCAATTAATCCAATGCCGAATGTACCATCTTGCAATAGAACGTTCGTGTATAATTTTACCGTTGTGTATACATGATTTTATTTCAGATAAAGTTATTTGCCATCTAGAATCATTTTGTAATTTTTTAGATGTTTGAATAACTGTATTATTCCAAAACGGACTGTTAAATGTTGAACCGCCGTGATATGCATAATTGATAAAATTTTCAATATCTTGAGCAGCATCTGTTAATCGGCTATTTACGTCATTGACTGAACATTCACCGTATATGTAATCAACTAAATTACGTAACACTGTACTATAGAAATAACCAGATAATGCCTCCATTGGTTCAAAAAACATAGCAGCGTTCCCATTTTTTATAATTCGTCCATCAAAAAACTTTTTAGCATAATAACTAGTGAATTTAAATTCTTTTAAATTTAACTCAGTTGTGTTAAATAGCTCCTCTAACTCTTTTACTGCATCGTCTCTTAATGTTATATTATCATTATATAGATACCCCCATCCTTGGCGAGAAGATAACGGGATACCAAACATCCAACCATTAGTATGCGCTTGATGAATAGTTGTATTCCAGTCTCCTGGTTTATCTACAGAATGCACAAGGCAATGATTAACCGGATTATTAACTATAACATATTCTGAAAAATCGGTAGGAGTGCCACGACAATCTATTACATAATCAAATGTATACTCAGATTCGTTTACAACAACTACTACGTGCGAATCTTTATTTTCTAAAGTAGTAACTGCCCCTTCAATAATATTAAAATAAGTATCCCAAAGTTCTTCAAATTTACTAAAACAATAATCCTTTAACTTTCCATTATTAAAATGCATCGCATATGACGGAGGATGCATTAACGAGGTAAATTCTTGATCTCTCCAACCTTTCCAAGTTACGCCTAATTTCATAGTAGCATCTAATTTATTTGCATCTTCTACTAATGTAAACCCAGTACCTTCAAATAATACAGTAGGAAACCCAGGATCCATTGATTCACCGATTTCAAGTATTTTAACAGATGGGTCATAAATTGACGTAATTGTAGTTTCGTCAGTTGTTAACCATCTTAATGCATGACATAATGATGTTATACCTGCAGTACCTACTCCGATAACTGCTATTTTCATGCCACTTTCTCTAAATTAGGATCGTCAAACACTACATAATTATTCCATTCAGGATGTGCATTATGATCAAACGAGTTAACAAATTCTTCCATTGATAGGTCAAACGCGATAGTAATTCTTTCTAAACCAGTTGTACTATAATGTGGTGTAGTAAAATGAGGAATGTTATGTTGAAAAAATGTAATTTTTCCAACTTCGTTACGGCTATTATATGTTTCTGGATCGTTTATTTGATTAATTGGATTAATATAAACTGTATACGTGTCTTCGCACTGAACAGTTACATGGCCGCCTAAATATGCCCATTTACCTGTCGAATGTATATGTGGATTTATTTCTCCGCCTTCTCTTAATACATTTGCCCAACATTGAATTTTAACATTAGATCTAGGCACATTATATGCTTTCAAAAATTCTAAATATCGTAAATATATCTGCGATTTAAGTTTTTCTATTTCCGGTTCAGACCATGCAAACACGTTAAATGATTTCCATCTTGATGTTAAACTATCATCACCTAACCCTGTATAAGCATCTGATGTTGGGGAAGTGGATTCAATTATTGTTTTTTCTTTTTCTAAAATTATAGATGCAATTTTTTTAAAATCAACATTAACAATTTTATTTTCGGCAAATATGTAATGATATTCAGGAGCAAATGGGCTAATTGCCGGCTCGCTTTTAAATTCTAAAAAGTTCCATGATAACCATGGTGGTGTAGTAACTGACATATTACTCCTTATTTGGTATAGTAATTAATTTATTAAATTCTGGCAAATACAAGTATTCAATATCTGAATTTTGTAAAGTCCAAATTGCATCTTCTAATGTTTCAACTAACGGTTCACCACCTAAGTTGAAGCTTGTATTAAATAATACCGGAACACTTGTTTGATTATAAAATTCTTTTATCAAATTATAATAATGAAAATTCTGTTCTTCGGTAACTGTTTGAATTCTGCAAGTACCGTCAACATGAATAATGCTTGGTATTTGATGTTCAACACCTGGTTGGCAATTTACTGCATACATCATATGCGGACTATTTTTCATTCCTCTGAGATCAAACCATTCATGCACATGTTCTTCTAAAATTGTACCAGCAAACGGTCTAAAATATTCACGATGTTTTACTGAATTAACAAAGTCCTTACCGTCTACAAATCTAGGATCAAACAAAACTGATCGATTACCCAATGCACGTGGCCCATTTTCCGACCGTCCTTGAAAAATAGTAACAATGTTCTTTTTAATTATTAAATCAACAATATCAGCGTAAGTAGCATCAGTAATATCAACACTAGTAGTTGATACAATTGACAGTATGTTATCAATCGAATAATTTAATAGCGGTCCTAAGTAAACTGAATTATACGTGCGGATAGTTGTATTGTTAGTATACATATGCCAAAAATACAATGCAGCTCCTATTGCAGTACCTGCATCGTTACTTATTGGTTCAATATATAATTCGATACCTTCGTTTTGTAGCTGGCTTAAATAATAGTAGTTTGCAACGCAGTTTAACCCATACCCGCCACTAATAACTACCTTATTCTTTCCAGACATTGTAACTGCTTTTTTAATTAATTTAACAACCTGCTCTTGAGATTGCAGTTGTACTGCATACGCAAGGTCACGTCTATTTTGTTCTAGGGTTAGATCATCATAATTATTTGTATCTAAAAACGGAAATAAATGATTGTTTAATTTTGCACCTGCAGGGTAAGTGGGAATAACAAAATTTCTGTTTGAAAGATATAGATCTCCGTACTGTTCAAATAACGGAGGAATATTTAAATTTTCTTTTCCGTACGGGAATAACCCCATGGTTTTTCCTGCATCAATTTCCTGAAATCCGCAATATTTAGTTACTGCTTCGTATACTTTTACGATTCCTGCTCTGTCTGAAAACACAGATTCATGCGTGCCGTCTTCATCAAAAAACTGACTAGCGACAGCAGGTTCAATGTGTGTTCTAACGCTGTTAGGCAACCCAAGGTGTTTATATAACGTTTTAAAACTTGCAGGATACTCGCAGGTGTAGATTGATTCAACTTCCCAAGATGTTAATTCTTGATCATCAATACTTGTTGGACAATATGTTCCAGCACCATCAACAACTAATGCAACTGCATCATCCCAACCTGATCTATAAAATGCACATGCTGCATGCATTTTATGGTGTAAGTGGCTAAGATCAATAACTTGAGGATGTTGCATACCGTAACCTAGATCTTTTGAAATTAACCCTAATTTTCTAGCAAATCCAACATATATATTATCACCGGAAAACTCAATAGTTCCTGCAGTGTGTAGGGGAGTAGTATGAGAAAATACTAAAAAGTCAAGTCTATCGGTATACTCTAATATTTTAAGAATGCTGGCAAATGGTCCGCCGTCATATTTAACTCTTGACAATCGTTCTTCTTCAATTGAAAATACAATTTCTCCATCTTTTAACAAGCATACGCCGGCATTATGACCTCTAGCAACTCCGGCAATCCAAATTGGTTTTTTATTCATAGTTTTTACCTTAAATCTAAATCGGCACCTGAAAATTTAGTTCCAAGCTGCCCTCTAATAAATGTGTTAAATGCAATGCTAATTCTTTTATTTGCTGATTCATTTCGTTTAACATAATGATAGCATGATGACGGAAATAACACAATGCTGTTATTTTCAACAGGAACGTCCCATTCGATTGAATTAAATATATTAAATTCAGTCGGTAACATGTTTAATAAAAATGGAGGAGCAATCCGATTAAAAGAAATCATTGGTTGGCTATTATCTACATCTATATAATACACTCCTGAAATGATGCTATTAGTATGAGTGTGACCCATATGCATTTCGTTTGAATCAGTAATATTAATCCACGAATTTGTTATATAAACTTCGTTTGTGAAGTGTAATACATCACAGAAATATACGTTAATATTATGTAATATTTCATTTTTTAATTCCAATAACTCTTCTAACTCTAAAATATATGTGTTAACTGAACTATGATTTCCGAGACCTTGTGCAATCATAGGAGCAGTGTTAACTGCTAATAATTCAGTATCTAATAACGATCGAATTTTATGTTTATAGATAGCAGTTGGAAATAACGGAAGTAATTCAGGCGTCATATTGCGTTTTCAATTAATGTAATAATATCAGAAATATGATGCTGATTTAATCTCATTAAATTTTCATTGTTAATATCAATTGCGGTATCATAGCATACGCGCAACGGTGAATACTCTTTTTTATCTTCACCAACATCAACTATGTTAAAATTGTCAACATTTGGATATGATACATTTTCTTTAAATGTACTACCTAACACCACAGTAGCTGGCTTATTTAATGAATATGCAATATGCTGTCCTAAACTATCACACCCTAAAAAATAATCCGAAGCATTAATGATTGCCATCCATTGTCGAACTGATAAATTTGGTATTTGTGCAACTTGTACACTTTTGTCTAATTTATCAAATTCTATAGTAGATTCGGACATTAATAAAATCGTATATTTTGCTTGTAAATTCTTAATAATATTAATAACATCGCTAATAAAAAATGATTTTCCAAATACATCGTCTACTATTTCATTGTTATGAAATGCAGAACCTCTTCCGAACGGTTGGAAAACGATAATTTTTTTATTATGTTCCTTTCTAATAGCGTTAACTGATGCAACTCCTCCGTTCCGTTCGGCGTTAGACAAATAAATTGACGGCCGATGAATTGGGCGTAGTCCGCTATGATTTATTGCAATATCAAATCCTTGTGCAATTGACGCTTTTTGATTATAATATTCCCACAGTTGATATGGTTCAGGTGCTACTATCTGTCGACTTTTAATTTTATCTTCAAACAAATTTTTATGAGCAGCATCAAAACATCGTTTATATAATGTTGGATGCCCTTTAAATAAATCAATCCAGTATTCGACAACAATAATAAAATCGTCATTGGGATAACTTGCTTCGTAAATTTCTAATGCAGGAATTGCGCATAGCACACGACCAGCGCCTCCGTTAATAATAAATGCTGTATTCATATGTTATAATTTTAAGTATGTTAATTTTTCTTTGCTACCAACTTCACCTCGAAAGAACACATTAAATGCGATACTAACTCTGTCAATATTTTCATCATGTTTTTCAACATTGTGATATATTGACGATGGGAAAATTGCAATAGCATTAGTTGAAACATTAAGTTTCCATGTATCGGAATTCCAAATGTTAAATGAACTTCTATCAAATTCAATTATTGACTTTTTATCATGTCGAAACATAATATAGTCGTTACTAACTGTTTGAAGGTAAAACGTGCCACTAATAATACTATTATTATGATAATGTACATGGTGTTCTGTATCTTTAGGAGTAACATTAATCCACGATTGTGTAATATAAAACTCAGTGTTGTCCCACATCATTATGTTCTTTGTATATTGGTCTATTGCATGTTGTATTAAGACTCGAATTTCTTTAAATACCGGGTTTGACAAAATATCAGTGTCTTCACTTGCCCAATTTTGACCTATATTTAAATTGTATTTTAAAGTTTTACAATATTCTAATACGTTATGATGAGGAGTTGCCTCCTCATCAGGTGTACTTATGAATACAGGAGTTGAAAATAACGGATGTATATCAATCATTATGTATATTCTCTTTTAAATAGTCAACTAACAATTTTGAATTATCTGCAGCCTTACGCCATTTTTCTTGAAGTATTGATCGACTGTTAATAAACGCATCTACTCGTTCTTTAACATCTACTCCATTAACATGGTCAGCAAACAATAAATTAATCTTACTTAGTACTAAAAAATTCATACCAGTAGCAACGCAGTGCATTCCGCCTACTGGATTGTGATCAAATTCAAACATTTTTTTATTAACTAGGTCATTAAACCCCTTAGTTAGGGTTGGAATCTTTTTTATCATATTAGGGCTAAATGTTTTATTAGACATTTCATGCCAATAATTAGTATCATCTCGAACACTTAACGCATAGTGTAACGCTACAAATTCTGATAAATTATTAAATATTTCTAAAGTTGCAGTGTTATAAGTATCGCGATCCCATTGATTAATGTACTCACGTTGAAGCACTGCAACAAGCGATAACAAAAACTCGTGAACAGTAAACAACCCGTTACTTTCAAGTGGTTCAATAAAGCCTGCAGATAACCCAATTGCAACTACGTTTTTAACCCAGGTACGTTCGTGAATACCGATACGCATTGATATATCTTTAAACTCTAACGCATCAGTACGGGTAGGATTATAAACTGTCATTTTATTTGAATTTAAATAATCTTTAAACTCTTGTAGTGCATCTTCCGGAGTTATAAATTTATCGCTATAAACATAGCCAGTTCCTAATCGACTCCATAGTGGAATATTCCACACCCAACCATGTCCGATTGCAGTACAGTTAGTATACGGTTCTAATTCGAGTTCTTTATTAGTATATGGTACTTGAACTGCCCATGCTCGGTTATTTGGAAGGATATCTTCGTATGAAGTAAACGGTTCATCAAGCGCATCCCCTAGCAACATACTTTTCCATCCAGTACAATCAACAAACAAATCGGCAATAACAGTATCACCGTTAGCTAATGTTAAACTTTCTATTCCAATGTCTGATGTAGTAATGTTAGATACGTTTTCTAAAATATGAATTACTCCACGGGGAATACAATATTTGTCACGTAACCAACTAGCAAATAACGATGCTTCAAAATGATACGCAACATCTAGATCAGGTCTAAAAGTATCAAATTCACCATTATCGTTATTGCTAAATTTGTTGTTTTCGATTAACGGCATTGTTGAATAATAATTTCTACAATAATCATCAACTGGCGTATCGGGATACAACGCTTTTTTTGCTTGCCATTCCGCTAATCCGGTTTCAGTATCAAATAATCTCGGACTTCCGAATGGGTAATGAAACGAACCAGCATCTTTATTATAAAAATCAGTAAACTTAATACTCATTTTATAAGATGCATTTGTATACTGCATGAAGTCTTTTTCATTAATTCCTAACGCATACATCCAGTGTCGTATCCCACCAAGTGTACTTTCACCGACTCCTACTGCAGGAACATCTGGACTTTCAACAACAACAATTTGTTTATTAGGAAAAAAATTAATCAATGTAGCAGCACTCATCCATCCAGCTGATCCACCACCTACAATCACTACTTTTTCAATTTTTTTAGGCATAGTTATTCCTTTTTAATATGAAGTTACTTATCAGAATTGATTTTCACAAACATAGTATTCTGATAAGTAAAAAAAGGAGACACTATATGTTAAATTACAACGTAAATCTACCAAATAGCATTGCAGGACTTGTGAGGTTAGCAACTCTATGAAAATAATCGATAATGCGGTATCACCTGCAATAATTGCATTGCTAGAAAGAAAAATTTTAGATTATGATTTTCCATGGCATTATAGCCCAATTACGTATTCTTTTGATAAACTCAATAGCACAAATCCGCACCCGTTTAATTTTACACACTATCCAATTACTAACAGTCAACCACATAATCAAATAGGTGAAATGTTACAGCCTATACTTCTTGACTTAATTGATAAACTCGGACATACTGTAAAAGAAATAATTCGAGTTCGAATAGTATTACAACCAAGAACAACAGGCCAATATGTTAATGATCCTCATATCGATATGCCAGATCCGCATCAAGTAGGTATTTTATATCTGATTGATTCAGATTCACCGACTGTAATTTATAATGAAAAGTATGATTTTAATTTAGATAAGTCAAAATATGAAGACTTTGCAGATGCAAGTTTTAGTTATTTTAAAGAAAATTTTTTAGGTAACGAAACTATACTTCATAAGGTAGCCCCGCGTCGAAATAGACTATTAGGTTTTAACGGTGAACATTATCATGCAAGTGCAACACCTAATGATGTTGATAGACGAGTGATTATAAACTTTACATACACTATAGAGGAGGATAACTATGACATTTAAAATTATTGTAGTCGGTGGCGGAACAGCCGGTGCTATGGCTGCTAGCTATTTCAAATCTTACTGGGGAGATCGTGCTGATGTTACTATGCTATACGACCATAGTAAACCTGGTATTGGCGTAGGCGAGAGTCTAACGCCACTATTTGACAATTATTTAAAAACAGTGGGTATTTCTACAATTGATTTAATTCGAAATTGTAATGCAACGATTAAACTTGGTTTAAAGTTTAAAAATTGGACACACGACGGTAGCGAATGGTTTCACAGTTTTCCACATAACGAATCGTTATCATTAGTTAATCCGGTACTTGTTGATTTTAATGCAGTAGACGCATTTGATATTTTACATAACCAATACGATTCTGGTTATACCTATGGTAAATTTTATTTTAATAATAACGTATTACCGTCAACTGACAATTTATCATATCGACATGCATTACATGTAGATGCAAGTCTTCTTAGTAAATATGTCGAATTTGTATTTCAAGATAAAATTACAATTATCGACGGAAATGTCACCGATGTACATGTTACTAATAGATCTATTACCTCTATCAAATTAGCAAATAGGCAAGAATATTCAGCTGACTTATTTATAGATGCATCCGGGTTAGACCAAGTGTTGTTTAAACACTTAGCAGTTGATTGGGTTGATTTATCTGATCAGTTACCAACCGATAGAGCAATACCGTTTCCTCTGTTTAAGGATTTTGATTATATCCCGCCATATACGACTGCAGAGGCAACTAAAAATGGGTGGATTCTTGATGTGCCGTTATCAAATCGACATGGTACTGGGTATGTATATAGCAGTAAATTTACAACAGATGACGAGGCTCGATTTGAATTTGATAAATGGTTAAAAGAAAAATACAATGTTAATTTAACGTCTGATCGTATTATTAAATTTAAGAGCGGATATAATGCAGAGCATTGGGTAGGCAATTGTGTTGCAATTGGATTGTCGAGTGGGTTTGTTGAACCTCTCGAAGCAACTAACATACATCATGCATTTACACAAATAGATTTAATTACAAAGGTGTTTGACGGTATTACATCTACTCAAATAATAAATCATTATAACACAGTAATGACTACAATATATAAAAATACGTTTAAATATATACGATTTTTTTATAATACTGGCCGAACAGATTCTTCATTTTGGCAATATTTAACTGATAATACTCCAGACGAAATTAAAGATATAATAACCTTAATTGATAGTACTCCGTTAACTATTTACAATTTTAATAAAACTGCTGCAGACATGTTTGAGTCTGCAGATTTTAATTGCATTGCATATGGGTATGGATTATTTAAAAATACTGATAATTTAGAAAACTTTTTAAAATCTAGATGGCTATACGATCATGCTGCTAGTGCATCGCAACAAATTAAAGAACTTAAAAAATATATCGAGCAGCAATCTGTAGATCATAAACAGTGGATTGACTCTGTTATAAAGAGTCAATAATATCGATTAATGTTTGAATCTTAGTTTGAATAACTTTGTTACGCAAGCTAAGATTTAAGCCACGATGAATTGGTTTAGGTAACACAGTTATATCAAACCAACCCCAGGCAATATGTTCATCGCTTAATGTTGGCACAAATTCGTTGTTAACTAAACAAAAATATGTATGAAAATTAAAGACACTATCGTTAGATACAAATTTTTCTAACGGTAGTGTTTTTTTAATGTCTGGAAGAAACCCAATCTCTTCTTCTATTTCTCTAACTAACCCTTGCCATGGATTTTCATTAACTAAATTAGTTCCACCTACTAGTCCCCATGTACCTTGATGCTTGCCAGACGACTTTTGAATTAGTAAGAATCTATGTGTAGCTTGTGAATAGATTAATGCACCGCTACATATAATTTGATCTTTTAAAACTCCAATCGCCATTTTCCTGTCCTGTAAAACCCTTCAAAACTTTTAGTCCACACAACACCGTTCCACATAAACTGAATACCACCTGTTAAGTTAGTTTGCCAAATAATAGTATCAGTTTCGGTTTGAGAATCAAAAATAACATTCCATTTCTCACCGGTCCACTCAATAATATCATTAGCGTGTGCAATTAAATCATCATTATTTGTTGCTTTCCATGCAAGTGCGCCGTTTTCATTAATATCAGAACCAATATCTTCAATAATTAAATATCGAATACCTGGAACTAAAAGTTCGCCTTGTTCGTACGGATTAAAGGTGTACGGGTTAATAATTGCATTAAATGTTCCAGGCGATGCACGAAGACATGTTGACAAATTAAAATAATTAACATCGGAATCTAAATAACCTTGACTATCAATTAACGTGTTTCGATTTAGAGTATCCGCATCCCATACTACGTCCATTATTGCTTCATTCAATGGATTTGCTGTTAATGTACCTACAATTTCAATTCCGCCTAATTGCGTTACAATTATTCTGCTAAAACCAGGTATAAATTTTTTAGGATATTTTTCAAGTATTTCAACCCAACTCACTTCTAACCCGTTTCTTTCAGGAGTTTCGTACTGTGATTCTTCGTATGGTATGTGATAATGCGAATCTAATAATACTACTTGATTATCAGATACTTCAATTGAAAAATCTTCAACAATAGTAAGCACAGTAGTTAACAGTGCTGCACTTGCATCGGTAAATTTTGATAACGGATCTAAATAATCTGAACCAAAAATTGGTTCACTTAATGTAGTATTACCGTCAAATATACCAGTAATAATTTTTGTAATTACACCAAGCTGTTTAACTTTAGCAGGAGGACTAATCCATATTGGTGTAGAAAACGTTAATGTTGCAATGTCGATAGGAGTGTCAGTACCGACAGGAATTGCTTTACTTGTCCAATTAATACCTTCAAGATAAATTACAGATAAACTAGTCCAATCTAGATAGTTGTCAGATGTCTGAATATCTAAACTAGGATTAAACAACATTAAGATTTGCTCCATTAACTGTAATTTTTGATCAGTATTTGCAGTCCATATATCAACTTTTAATGTTAGTTTAAACGGAGTTGGCATTAACCGTTCAATAGTATAGTTTCTTCCTCGATTAGAAGTATACTTAAGGTTACCAGATGCATCTGGTTGTACATCACGCTCACGTACTGCTACTTTACTTACAAACGATGAATCAGATAATCGATCTTTATCTAACTCTAAGGTATGAATATATACACTTATTTTTGGAACTGAGTTAAGGGCGTTTTCTGAGTTTTGACGAACGATATTTACTGCCTGTCTATCTGCATCACCGTATGCTACTGGTACTCGATGCAAAGATCCATCACCATATCGAACTGAAAACTCACTAAAGAGTCTAATTGTTTGGGTAATATACTTGCGTATAGCACCGTCATAAAAATGTTGCATTACTTTCTCCTATATCAATATTTAGTACTGCACTTCTTATGAGATTAAAAATCAGCACGGGGTTTAAGTACTTTTGAAATACCTTGTCTTTGAGCTTCTCTATATGTAAATAAGCTAATTCTCCATACACCTGTATATGGTATTTTAACTTGAGAATTATCAACTATTGGTAAGTTAACTCTAATTTTACTAATACCGTTAACATCATATTCTTCTAATAAATTATCAAAATCAGCAATAACAAATTCTAATCTGTTAGTTTCGTATGTAAGTACAATATACGGTGCAGTTATACTAAAGTTAATGTCGGTATCAATTACAGTAAATTCATTACTAACTCTAACATAATCAGTTGCAACTTCGTCGTTGTAAGTAAAGTTACTATTGTTAATAAAGCTAACTCGTCTAGTAAATCGAGTATCGGTATTAGTTAGTGTTGTTCTAATAGCGTCTTCTACCTTGTGCCATTTGCGGCCGTCGTATCTAAATAATCGATTTGGAACAAAATCAAGTCTTAAGAAGAAGTCATCTTTTGCAACGTTTACTGGAAACTCAATTCCTTGTCCAAATACGTACCCGTTAAACGGATAACCGTCACCTACTAAATATCCAGTATAACCTGTTCTTAACGGTACTGCATTAAGGCTGCTTGCGTTAATATTAGATTCACCATTTATGAGTTGGCTTTGGTAATTTGCAGTATAAACATCAGAATCGACTGTAATTAGATCTGTTCTACCGGTAGTAGGATCAATTGCTAATGTATAAAATTGTCGAGTTTCATAACCGCACATTGGTGCATCGCTTTCTGCTTGCGCAACGATTGCATCGTTTATTTCTAATTCTCGTTTGCGAGTACTTAATAAATCACGTAGTGCAAATGGAGAGTCTTCACTTGCTGGTTGATCAAGAATGTCAGAATATTGTTGGCTGTCTGCGATTTTTTTAAGTTTTAATCTGTATAAATGAGGATACCATGTTGCGCTGTAACCTTCACTAGCACGACCAACATCTTCAACAACAAAAAATCGAGGAACACTAACATCATAATCATTTAATGAAAAATCATCACGTAAGTGAGGCAATTCGATTACATCACCGTCTAGTGGCTTACGGCCAATTGCTTCGATAAAATCATTAATATGTACTGTCATAATTACAGTATCGTTGTCAATGAATAAACCAAATTGACTTAAATTAAAATCAAGATTTTGAACTTGATAATGGCCTCTAAGACGATATACTTCTGATTCGTATTTGCGATCTCGGTTTTCTAAAAATAATAGATCTTGTATATTAATTTCAGAAATATTTTGATAGACTGGTTGATCGGCAGTTCCTTCTTCTTGTATCTTAGGACCAAGGTACTTATGCAAATGTACGTCAGTGCATCCGACTTGAAACATCCGTGATATTTGGCGATCGATAAATCTGTAGTTGTTGCCTTTCTCAGGATGATAAAGTGAAAGTCTAGGCATTTAGTGTTCTCCTTGGGTGTTATCATATTTATCTTACGATAAATATAGTAGGAGAACTATTATGTCTGACGAAACAACATCATTGATAGAAAGAAACAAAGTATTTGATTACGTTAAAGCTATGCTTGGTGATCAGATGATTGATCTAGATTTAGATCCTATTCATTACGAAACTGCATTGGACAGAGCATTAAACCGCTTTAGACAACGTAGTCCAAATTCAGTAGAAGAAAGCTATAGCTTTTTAGAACTAGTACAAGATCAAAACGATTACCGGTTGCCTGATGAAATTATTGAAGTACAAAGTGTTTTTAGACGTGCAATTGGCTCACGTTCTGGAATAGGAGCAGGTGGTACATTATTTGAACCATTTAACTTAGCATATACTAACACATACATGATGAGTGGAAGTATGATGGGCGGACTTGCTACATATGAATTATTTTCAGGATATCAAAAATTAGTCGGTAAGATGTTTGGTAGTTATATCGAATTTAAATGGAAACCAACTAGTCACGTACTAACAATTTTACAACGTCCGTTTGCACAAGGTGAACAGATTTTAATTAAGTCACATAACTTTCGACCTGATTTTGTGTTGTTATCTGATATATATGCTAAACAGTGGTTACGTGATTATACACTAGCTACTTGTAAAATTATGTTAGGAGAAGCACGTAGTTTGTTTTCGACTATTGCAGGACCAGGCGGCGGCATTACACTTAATGGCAACGATTTAAAAACTGCAGGTAAAGAAGAATTAGTTGCACTTGACAAAGAACTTGAAACACAAATTTCCGGAGGAACTGGCTATTCGTTTATCATAGGTTAGTATTGACATTTTTCTAAAATTAGTGTATAATACAATTTTAGGAGAATAATATGATAATCGGTATTGTAGGAAATATAGGCGAAGGCAAAGATACTATCGCAGATTACTTAGTAAATGAACATAACTTTAAACGTGAAAGTTTTGCAGGCACATTAAAAGATGCAGTTGCTGCAGTATTTGGATGGGATAGATCAATGCTTGAAGGACAAACTAAAGAGTCTAGGGAATGGCGTGAACAAGTTGATCAATGGTGGGCAGATAAGTTAAATATCCCAAACTTAACTCCTCGGTATGTATTGCAGCAATGGGGTACAGAAGTATGTAGAAGAAGTTTTCATGACGATATATGGATTGCTAGTTTAGAAAATAAGTTAAGAAATGTAGGTACTAATGTTGTTATAAGTGATTGCAGATTTCCAAATGAGTTTGAAACTATTAAAAAATTAGGTGGTATAATGCTTCGTGTAAAACGCGGGCCTAACCCAGAATGGCATCAATATGTTACCGGTGCATTAGCTAACAACATAGAAGATATCTTAATGTTAAAAGAGTTTGGAATACACGAGAGTGAGTGGGCATGGTATGGTTTAGTAGTAGATCATACAATTGATAACAACGGTACACTTGAATCGTTATATTCAAAAGTAACAGAAATAGTTAATATATAAGGCCATAATTTGACAATTTCCTATAAATACAGTTAGAACTTGTATATATGGAGATTATAATATGGCTCAACAACTTAGTTCACCAGGCGTAAGTGTATCGGTAACGGACGATAGTTTCTACACTTCATCGGCTCCTGGTACAGTACCATTAATTTTTATCGCTACTGCTGCGAACAAATTAAATGGCTCTAAAACTGGAATTGCTCCAGGGACATTAAAAACATCTAGCAAATATGGCCAAGTATTTAAAATTACTAGCCAAAAAGAATTAACAGACACATTCGGTCAACCAGTGTTTAAAACCGATGCGAGTAACACTCCAGTTAATGCTGGTGAACAAAATGAATATGGTTTACATGCTGCATATAGTTTCTTAGGAGTAAGCAGTGCTGCTTATGTACTACGTGCAGATGTTGATTTAGATCAACTAAAACCTCTTTCTACAGAACCTGCAGGTAAACCTGCAAACAACACCTTTTGGTTAAACACTATTGCTTCACATTGGGGTATTTCTGAATGGGATTCAGCATCTGCAAGTACAGCACAAGGCCAAAAATTTAAAAGTATTACACCGTCTATAATTACTGACGTAACATTAGTAGATCCCTCTTTTGCACCACTGTCAAGTTATGGAGTAGTTGGGTCATACGCAATCACTGCAGTAACTAGTCTTATTTCACTTTGGTATAAATCACCAGTTACTAGTAATTGGGTATTAGTTGGATCACCTGAATGGAAAGGAAGTATCCCTACTGTACAAGGTTCTACTGTACCATCAACTACTGTGTGGTATGATGCACCGTCTGGTACAAATAGTGCAGATTCATTAACTATTAATGGTGTGGTATTTACAGGATTTACTGCATTAGTAAGTGATGATGTGAATGAAGGATTAGTAAATCTAATCAATGATTCAACAGACGATTCAATGGTTGGTATTTCTGCTGCAGTAGTTAACAACGCATTAGTAATTTATTCGACAGGTATTGATGTAGACTTTGCTAATTCTCTTGCACAAACTACAACAAAACTTGGAATTTCGATTCCAACTACTCAAACAAATTATATTGCACCAAAATTGACAATTTCGTCGTCTACGCATGTACCAACTTACAAACGTAAAGAAAATCCAGATACCTTTATTGGAGTACCAACAGGGTCGCTATGGATTAAAACAAACTCTGTAAACAATGGTGCAAATTGGGTAGTTCAAAAATACGAAACTGCGTCAGCTTCTTGGGTTACTAAATCAGCTCCGTTGTATCCAAACGGTTCATCTGCTTTAGCTGCATTAGATCCAACAGGTGGCGGTATTGGGTTAGCTGGAAATACAGTATACGTTAAATATAACGATTCAGAATCAGCTACTACTTATGCAACATTTAAAGTATATCGTCGTAAAGATGTAATTGCTACTTCAATCACTTCTGCAGTAATTAAAACTGATACGTTTGCATCTGGCACGTATACATTTTCACTTCAAGAAAGTGTTGCTGGAGCAGCTGCGTTATCAGTAACTGCACCGATCTCTTTTGATATTCCTACGTTTCCACCGTCAACTCCTGACTCACAAAAAATTGATGAAGTTATTCAAAGTATCTTAACTGCAATTAACAGCAGAAACGGTACATCGGTTCATGCATCACGTACTGGAAACAGAATTGTAATTTCACACGCACGCGGCGGCGATATTGAGTTTGTAGATTTAATTGGACAACCGTTAACTAAATTGTTTGATCCATCTAAAACTGATAATTTCTATCATAATGCAAATTATTTAATTGCAGATACTTATGATACATCAACTCCTCCAAACCCTCTTACTACACATTACATTGCAACATTATGGACTGAATATACAAATGATAGAATTCATTCATTTATTACTCCAAGCGAAACCGAAGTAACCGGTGCAGCAGATGATGGCTTGTTATGGTATAACCCAAGTGTTGACGAAATTGACATTATGGTTAACAGTAATCATAAATGGAGAGCATATCGTAACGTAGATCACGGTAATAATCGCGGCGCAACTGATCCACTTGGACCAATTGTTTCTGCTTCTAAACCAACTACACAAAACGATGGTGTTTCTGATTTAAAAGAAGGTGATTTGTGGATTGATACTTCGGATACTGAAAATTACCCATCATTATACAAATATATTAACTTTGATAAAAAATGGGAAAGAGTTGACATTACTGACCAAGTTACTAGTGAAGGTATTATCTTTGCTGACGCAAGATGGAGTACTAGTGGTACCGACAGTGAAGCTGCTTCAATTATTTCGTTGTTAGGTGGTACACTTGATGAATACTCACAAGCAGAACTTGATGCAGCTGACTTTGTAGACTTTGATGCTCCGGATCCTGCGTTATATCCAGAAGGCATGATGTTATGGAACTTGCGTAGAAGTGGAAACAATGTTAAAAAATTACATAAAAATTATGTTAATTTGAACAATCTTAACTTAAGATTTAGCGACGAATCAATGGCATATTATCATCCACATCGTTGGGTAACTGCTGCTGCTAACTTGTCAAATGGTGCAGGCGCATTTGGTCGTTTAGCACAACGCGGGGTAGTCGTTCAGGCATTGCAAGCAGTTGTTAATTCAAATCTTCAAATTCGTGAAACAGAAGTTAGAGAATTTAATTTGATTGCATGTCCTGGATATCCTGAACTTGTTGGCGAAATGAAAATTTTAAATTATGACAACGGCATTACTGCGTTTGTTGTAGCTGATACTCCTGCAAGATTAACACCAGATGCAACCTCATTAGAAAATTGGGGTTCAAACATTAAAGGTGCTATTGAAGATAATGACAACGGTTTAACTACATCTGATCCATACTTAGCATTCTTTTATCCATGGGGATTATCAAGTGACAACAGCGGAAATAACATTGTTATTCCTCCAAGTACTATGATGCTTCGCACTATTGCATTAAGCGATGCTGCAAGTCATCCTTGGTTTGCTCCAGCTGGAACTTCAAGAGGTGTTATTAACAATGCATCATCTGTAGGATATGTTAATACATCAGGTGAGTTTGTAACAGTATCGTTAAATCCTGGACAACGTGATACATTAGCAAAAATTAAAGTTAATGCAATTGCTACAATTATTGGATCAGGAATTGTTAACTTTGGACAATACACTCGTTCATCAGTTTCTAGTTCATTAGATCGCATTAACGTTGCTCGTTTAGTTATTCAATTACGTAGACAGTTTGCAAAACTTGCAAGACCGTATTTGTTCCAACCAAACGATACCGCTACACGTAGTCAAATTAAACATGCTGCTGAAAACATGTTAATGGAGCTTGTAGGCCAACGTGCATTATACGATTTTGTAGTAGTATGTGATACTACCAATAATACACCTGCAAGAATAGATAACAGTGAAGTATATTTAGATGTTGCAATTGAACCAACTAAAGCTGTAGAATTTATTTACATCCCGTTGCGTTTATTAAACACCGGCGAAGTTAAAACATTAGGAGCAAAATAAAATGGCTGCAATTTCATCATTAATTAATATGTCAGTACCAACTGAAATGGGCGATCTTGGCAACTCTTCGTTGTTAATGCCTAAATTAAAATATCGTTTTAGAATAACATTTGAAGGCTTTGGTGCTGAATCTAGTACTGGTAAACTTACTGAATTAACTCGTCAAGTATCAGAAGCTTCTAGACCTACGCTAACATTTGATGATAAAACAATTGACGTATATAACAGTATTATTCACTATGCAGGGAAACCTAAATGGGGAGCAATTAGTGTTAAAATACGTGATGATCAAACTAACGTTGTAAATCAACTTGTCGGTGAGCAAAATCAGAAACAATTTGACTTCTTTGAACAAAGTTCAGCTGCTGCTGCAGGTTCATATAAGTTTAAAATGAAAGTTGAAATGCTAGACGGTGCAAACAACAAGTCGTTTGATGACAGTTCATCGATATTAGAAACATGGATGTGCTACGGTTGTTACTTAGTTTCATCAACTTACAACGCATTAACATACGCTGATGCTGGGTTTATGACAATTGATCTTTCAATTCAACCTGATAACTGCGTACAAGTTGTTGGCGGAGAAAGTGCTGGTATTGGATACGAAGACACTACTAGATCAACTATGGCTGATTTTAGTACAGTTGTTGGTTCATAATACCAATTTAAGTAAAACAATTAAAGCCCGCATTGCGGGCTTTTTTTTGATTTCTGCGAGTTTTAAGGGATAAATATATATATGGCATTTGCACAAAACGAATTTTTAGTAGCTGACCCTGTCGAAAACCTTCGATGCCGCCAGCACGCGTCTCAAACTTTTGTAACCGATCAATTTCGATTATTACCTAAAGATAAATTTTTATTTCATGTTGCATTTAATATTAACTGGCAAGGTATTAAACCAAGTACAATTGAAGCTAAGATGTTAGAAACTCTTAAAAATGAGATTAACTTATTAGTTAAAAATATTGACTTACCTACATACACTGTATCTGCCGAAACGTTAAATCAATATAATAGAAAACGAGTTGTCCAATATCAGCACAAATATACTGATGTTAAATTATCGTTTCATGATGATAATATGGGACTCGTAAATCAATTATGGCAAACATATTATAAGTATTTTTATAACGATCCAACAGTTTCATCTGCTAAAGGTGCATATAATAAGACAGCAACACTACCATCGTCGTACATAAAAAATCCTTACGGATTTATTGGGCGATCTAAACCATTTTTTAATTATATAACAATTTATCAAATGGCAAGACATGAGTTTGTTAGTTATAAACTTATTAACCCTCTTATTACCCACTGGGGCGGAGGCAACTTAGCATACCATTCAGGTGATTCACACGCGTTTGATATGACACTTGCATATGAAGCAGTTTCGTACGGTACTGGGTATGTTACTGACGGTAACATGGAAGGATTTGGTATATCACATTATGATTATTATCCGTCACCGTTGCAACCCGGAACACCGATGTCAAATACTAGCACATATCCATCATTTCCGCAACCGATATTAGGTACAGCTAACTCAACTACTGTAGCTGCACAACAATCGGCTCTTCTAGCATCAGTTGCAAACAAACTTGGCATTGCGTTACCGACTGGCAATGGGTTAGCATCTCTTTCATCAACGATTGGTGCAGCAGGTACTAGTTCTACATCTGCAAACAAACTCGGTGCATCTATTCCAACAGGTAATGGCACCGCTGCTACTGGCACAACTGCTACTGGCACAACTGCTACTGGCACAACTGCAACACAAATAAGTACTAATGTAGGAAATGCTAAAGCTACTGCTACTGGTACAATTGCAACACAAACTGGACTAACTACAACTCCTAACTATGGACAAAACGGACAAACTAGATGAATATAAATTTACCATCTCCATATACTGAACCGGTATCAACTGAAATTAAACATTTTTTTGATAAATTTTATACTAACGATGTTTCGTTTCCGTGTGAACAGATTGATGCAGTTATTGGGTTTTTTCAAAAAAGAAATTTTGATACTGCTAGTGCAAGTTCAACTGCAATTGTGTTATTAAATCAAGCACGATACGACGGAGTTGATGTATTTGCATTGTTAGACACCCTTAAAACTCTTCCATCATTACAGTTAAATCAAGTAGTTGCCCAAATATTAAATTCATATAGATCACCTACTAGTTTATTAGGATATCGAGTTAATAAGATTGATAATGACTACGAATCGAGAAACATATTAGTATGAGTAGTCGTAAATTTGCTAAAGGAAAATTTACACCTAAAAATCCAGCAAAATATGTAGGGACAAAAATACCATTCTACAGAAGTTCTTGGGAAATGACTTTTATGAGTATGTGTGATACAAATCCTGCAATTCACAAATGGGCAAGCGAAGCAATCACTATACCGTATCGAGATCCTCTTACTAATCGTAACACTATTTATTTGCCAGATTTTTTTATTCAGTACGTAGATAAAAACAATCATATACATAATGAAGTAATTGAAATAAAACCTGCAAGTCAACATATATTAGAACGTGTTGGTAAAAACAAATACAATCAAGCGCAGTTTATTAAAAATCAAGCAAAATGGGCAGCTGCTACTGCTTATTGTAAACAACATGGATTAGTATTTAGAGTTATAAATGAAAATGATATTTTTCATAACGGGTCCAAATAACTTAAATAGTATACTATATGAGGATAATTCATGACCCGCAAATTAGAAGACCTTCTAAATTTACCAGAAAGTAAAACAATTATAAAAGAAGATACTACGCCTGCAGTACCGGCTGGACCAGTTCCGTTACTTCGAGACATGGCTGAATTTGATAAAATATCAGCAGCATTACCACAAGTAAAAGGGCTAGGCGATGCTAGTGATTCAGAGTTTGATGCATTAGCGCAGCGTGCAACGGATGCGTATGACGACTTAATGGATTTAGGAATGAATGTTGAAGCTCGATACAGCGGCCGGGTATTTGAAGTAGCTGCAAGTATGCTTAAGAACGCAATTGATGCTAAGTCGGCAAAAATTGATAAGAAAATTAAAATGATCGAACTTCAGATTAAGAAACAAAAATTAGACAACGATGCTCACCCAGAAGACAACGGTGTTAATATTTCAGGCGAAGGATTTATCGTTACCGACCGTAATAGTCTGATCGAAAAATTGAAGAATATGAAATAAATATAATATCAAGGATATATTATGAAATCATTTAGACAACATTTATTAGAATCAAAACAAGTTTATGAATTTAAAATTAAACTTGTGGGAGAACATCCACAAGACAATATTAATAAACTTAAAAGTGCATTAGAAAGATTTACAGTTGAATCGTTTTCAGAAAGCACTCGCACTCCAATTCAAGAAACACAAGTTGATTTTCCTGAACATCACAACATCAATGTTACTACATATGATGTTATATTAACATACCCTGCAACTAGTTTTCAAGTAAGACAGCTTGCTGCTGATGCATTAGGGTTAAGTGAATGCTGTGTTAAAGTTCGCAATCTTAAAGAAGTTGAAGAAGAAGAGCTTAATCACAAATTTGATGAAACATCAGGTGACGCATTATTAGGTAAAGATTACGATAAAGAAAGCAATCAGCACTTAGCAGGCCAATCAAATGTAATGTCATTGTTAAAAGAACTTAACAAAGTTAAACATCAAGGTGAACAGTATAAGGGTGTTAATGATCAACTATTAGCAAAAAAAGCGCCTGTTGAAAAAGCAGCAACAAGTGCCAAATATGATAAAACAATTGGAACTACTAGTCCAGTTGGATCTAAAAAAGTTACATTACCGACTGCTAAAGGAATAAACTAATGGATTTTAAACAGTTAATGCAAACAATGAAAAGCATTGAAGAAGGGTGCAACCCGTCAATTGAAGAATGTGGCGGCGAAATGCCTGCAGCTATTATTCATGGTAGTCAACCACCTGACGAATCATTAAATATGAATCTTACTATTAATAGCAAAGGTGCAGATGGTATTCGTGAATTAATTGATGTACTAAAAGGAATTGGCAGTGATACTGATGCAGAACCAAAAGACATTCCACATGATCATGACGCTGAAATTGTTATCGGTGATGGGTATAAAAATGAAGTAGACGGTGATGTTGGTCCAACAACGTACGGCATTGATGCATTAATTCATCAAGGCGATAAAAAAGACAGAGAAGCACGTAAAGTAAATGGCGGCGGCAATCCTCAAGTTCACGAAGCGTTAATTCAAAATCTTTCTGATTTATACGAAAACGTTAAATTACGTAGCCAAAAAAAAAAATAAGTGAGGATCGTCATAAAGCCGAACATGATCATGTATACGGCGGAAGAGGCGGATTTACAGCAGATCAAGCATTTTCTAAACCACGATCAATCATGGATCCTGATTATGATCCAATTATTAATGTTGCAATTTTTAATTACAATCATGAATTTCCGTGGAGAATATATCCAGGCGGTGTAGACGGGTCTCCTGAGTTAGATGCTGCTATTCATAAAGCTGAAAAAGAAAAGAAATTACAAGCTAGAAAAGGTAAACACTGCACAATCGAACTAACAGATAATCCTCCAAGATAATCACAAAGCGGACATTATGTCCGCTTTTTTTTGTAAATACAATAAGACAGATAAAGGATATTATATGGCTAAAAGTTTAGATGGTGTTTTAACTAAAAAAGCTCATAAAACTGAACGATTTGAAGAACAACAGATTACTGATTTACGAATGTGTGCCGATCCAACTGATGGGTATTTATATTTTTCAAGATACTTTTTTCATATTCAACACTCAGTAAAAGGAAAGTTATTATTCCAGCCGTTTGATTATCAGGTTAATTTGTTAAATTGTTATCACGCACATCGTTTTAATATTAACATGTTACCACGACAAAGTGGTAAAACTACGTGTGCATCTGCATACTTATTATGGTATGCAATGTTTCACCCGGACCAAACTATTCTAATTGCAGCGCACAAATATACAGGTGCTCAAGAGATTATGCAACGTATACGTTATGGATATGAACTTTGTCCAGACTTTTTACGTGCTGGTGTTATTAGTTATAACAAAGGGTCTATGGAGTTCGATAACGGTTCACGTATTGTAAGTCAAACTACAACAGGTACAACAGGACGAGGTATGTCTATTTCGTTACTGTATTGCGATGAGTTTGCGTTCTTACAACCTAACATTGCTGAAGAGTTTTGGACTTCTATTTCACCTACACTAGCAACTGGTGGACGTTGTATTATTACTTCTACACCAAATAGTGACGAAGATCAATTTGCTACTATATGGAAAGAAAGCCAACAATGTTTTGATGAATTTGGTAATGAGAAAGCAGATAGGATCGGAATTAACGGATTCTCTGGATTTCGTTCTGACTGGTGGGATCACCCAGATCGCGATGAAGAATGGAAGAAAGACGAATTAGGTCGTATTGGTGAAGAAAAGTTTAGACGTGAATACGGCTGCGAATTCTTAGTATACGACGAAACTCTTATTAACAGTTTAAAATTAGTTGAACTATACGGTAAAGAGCCAATAATGAAAATGGGACAAGTTAGATGGTATAAAGCACCAACTGCTGGTAATTTATATTTAGTAGCATTGGATCCAAGTTTAGGTACAGGCGGGGACTATTCTGCAATATCAGTATTTGAATTACCGTCAATGGTACAAGTAGCAGAATGGCATCATAACATTACTCCAATCCAAGGACAGGTAAAGTTATTTAGAGATGTACTATTATATATACAAGATGAGATTGGCGCCGACCAATACAACTCAGTATACTGGTCAGTAGAAAACAATACGGTAGGTGAAAGCGCACTAGTAGTAATTGACAACTTAGGAGAAGAAACATTTCCGGGATTATTTGTAAGCGAGCCGGGCAGAAAGGGGCATGTTCGCAAATTCCGCAAAGGATTTAATACAACCTTTAATAATAAAATTGCTGCATGTTCAAAATTAAAATATTTTGTTGAAGAAGATAAGATGGTAATTAACAGTAAACCTTTAATAACCGAACTAAAATCTTTTATCGCACATGGCATTAGTTTTAAAGGTAAACCGGGACAACACGACGATTTAGTAGCAGCATTACTATTAATAGTAAGAATGATTGACATACTAGCAGAGTGGGATCCTTTGGTATTTGAAAGAATGCGGATTGAAGAGCGATTTGAGGACTGGGAAGCACCTCTACCAATATTTGTTTCCTCTAATATGTGATAAATATAATATGGACAATAATTTAGATAAAATTGCTAAAGACCTTTATGGCAAAATAGAAACACGTTTCTCAAACATTAAAATGGGCGACGAAAATGCAGAAGTATTGAGTAAAAAAGTTGATATTCCAAAAGCACGGTTCTTTGAGTTTGAATACATTGAAGACGGAGAGCCATTAGGGACTATTACTATTACTTTAGATTTGGATGACGGAGTTGTAGTGCAAGTTAGTGGAGACCTAGTAGACGATAAGTCAAATACTACACACCACAATGCATTTAAATTTATAAGATCATTTAGAAAATTTGCTAAAAATCGCTTATTAAACTTTGATGTACAAAACATCGGAAAGAGCAACTTAGACAAACGAGACTATCAGTTTCAAGCAAAACCCAAGGAACAAACAATGATGGAAAGTAAAATGTTTGGTACTTCTAGAATGAGCTACCAAGACTTAGGTGAAGCTCGATTAATAGTTAAACATAATCAACCTATTAACCCAGAGTTAGCTGCTGGACGTACTATGCATATTGAATGCATATACATAGAAAATGCAGATGGTGAACGATTTAAATATCCGTATAAGCATTTACAAGGTGCTCGCGCACTAGCAGAACATATTAAACACGGTGGAATTCCGTATGACGATATTGGTAAACACATTACTAAACTTAGTGAAGAATTAGCAAGTTTACGTAAATTTAAAGGTTACGTTAATCGTCAATCACAAATATCAGAAGCAATGGGAGATGTTACATCACGCGTAATTGACCGCATTGAATTAGTAAAAAAAGAAATTAACAGCTTACAACGTCCTGCATATTATCAACAATTTGCAGAATCATTTACTACGCAAGAAGAAAAAGTAATTCCAGAAACAGTTATGAATGACTGGATTGATCGATTAACAGTACGCACGTTTAATGAAGATATGAAATCAGTATTTCCGTTCTTATATAACATTGTAGACGAAAGCGAATTGCCTGTATGTGAATTATCTTCAGATTACTTCTTAGGTGAAAAAGCTCCTAAAGGTTGGGAAGGTACTGTTAAAGCAATGAAGAACCACAAGGAAATTGATAACCCTTGGGCATTAGCACACTCAATGAAAAACAAAGGCTATAAGAGCCATAAGAACGAAAGTTTTGATCCAGAAGAAACGTTTGAATCTTTTATTCATCACATTATGATGGAAGATGAAAATGAAATATTTAGTAGCAACAAAAACGCAAGAACTGCTGCCATTAAGAAATTAAATGATAAATTACAAAATGAACTTAAACAAGGACCAGATCTAGATACTCTTAAGACAGAGTTAAGAGGGTTAATTGACGATCCTGCATTTTTTGATGAACTCGAAGATCTTGAGGTTGATGAAAACTTAGATATACGAGCATTATTGCAAGCATATATTACACGAAAAGATGCAGATGTTGCAAGAGAATTAAAATTTGGTGATGACCAGTTAGGCGGCACTGATTTACCACCAATGGCCGACGGATCAACTCCTCCACCTGCACCGGCTGCAGATCCAGGCGCTCCTCCTGAAGATTTAGGCGGCGGCATGCCTGCACTTGGCGGTGGCGGAATGCCTCCAGATTTAGGCGGAATGCCTCCAGAGGGCGGTGAAGTTCCTCCAGAGGGCGGTGAAGTTCCTCCAGCAGCTCCGGGTGCAGAAGGTGAAGTTCCTCCAGCAGCTCCAGGTGCAGAAGGTGAAGTTCCTCCAGCAGCTCCGATTCAAGAAGGAGCTAATTCTAAAAAATCAAAAATCAAAGCTAAACTTATTAAAGCTAAAGCTGCCGGTGCTAACTTAGATACACCGATTGCTGAAGGTATGACTATGCGCGATCTTATTAGAGAAAGCGGAATGACACCATGCGAAGCTGGATTTGGCGAATGTGATATGGATGATGCCGGAGGTGAACCAGAAGAGGAAAACTTACCTGTTAAACAACGAATTCTAAATTCAATTGAAGGATTTTGGAATAAAGAAGAAGAAAACTTCACAATTGGCGGTGCTAGAGTTAAAATTAAAATTATTAAAAGTTTTAAAGACGGCGAGTATGGCAACGACGCAACAGAAGACGATGTAAAGTATATATTAGATAAAGTTAGCAAATTAGACCCTAGCTCAGCCGATCAAGAACAAAACGATGTATTACGATTAGCAGGAGTTAGCCATACTGATCATAATAATGACGATGGCCAGAGTATTGAGTTGTTAATGAGAGAATTACAAGGATTTGGCGGTCGCCGTCGATATGATAGTTTAGACAAACAAAAAATTCGTAAAACAATGAGGAATAATTATGAAAGAAATTTTAGAAACCGCGCTTCAAAATTCCGTTAGTTCTTTAAGAGAATTAATCCAAATTATTAATGAAGCTGATTGGAATGTACACGGTGTTAGTCCGTTTGATGATCAGACTCGCAGCATACAAGCTACAAAAGAAAGAATGAAAAAAGGACCATTAGCGTCAACAGGCGCAGGCGATGCACCCGACTTAGCAACTAATTTGTTAAATGCACAACCTAAACCATATGAAGCACCGCCTGTAGACCCGCACCAGTTTAATGTGTCGGATACTAGTTTTGCACAAGACCATCCTGGATCGTTTATACCTCCAGAAGATAAAGTAGGAGATCTAAGTGATTTAGATAAAGCTCCTGCGTATGGTGCGCCTCAACATGGTGCTGCATCTAAACCAACACCTCAGCATCCGGCTGGCATACCAAAAAAACCTGGGGCTAAGTTTGATCCGGCTATTCAAAAATTACAATATGAATTGAGAGCAAAAGGTTACAACATCAAAGCTGACGGTATTTTAGGTCCTCAAACACAACAAATTTTAGATTGGGAAGAATTTATGAAATCTAATGGTGCTGATAACGCACAGTATCAACAATTTGCTCCTGATAATCCACAAGGTGATGAATACAGGGATCCTACTGCAAATATGCCTGAACCAGGAATTTTTGAAGATCCAACTGCAACCATTTCAGAAAGTGTTACCTTTAAACAAGAAGATAGTTTAGCTAGAATACTGCAAATAGCCCAATGGAGATAAGATGATAAAAATTACAGAAAATGCGCTCTTATTTAGAGTTAAACAATTAACAGAAAAATTAGCAATTTACGAAGATGCTTCGATGGATGCTGCAAAGCAGCGTATTGCTACTCGAAAACAAGGCGAAGCAGCTGCAGCTGCTACTGCAGCTGCTAATAAAAATGCTGATAACTCAGGTGTACTTACTGATCCTAATGCATTTTTTCAACAGTTAGAACCTACTGCTCAACAACCTGTTGCTAATCAGCAAACTCAGCAACAACCTGTTGCTAATCAGCAAACTCAGCAACAACCTGTTACACCGCACAAACATCAACATGTAAGTTACGCTCAACAGGAGTTAGATGCAAAAAAAGCATCCGGTCAAACTACTCAGCCGACCCAACAAGGTACAAGCGCAAAACCAACAACAGCTACTCCTCCCGGAAAATGGCCAACTACACGTGACGAAATCATTGCATTTCAAAAAGTGAATAAAGATCAATTCGGTAAACCATTAGCAACTGACGGATTAATTGGTGCGCAAACAATGCAGGCTCTAGCAAGAGCTGGCATTCAACCACCTGCTGGATTCCAAATGGCTGGGAATAAACCAGCTGCAGCAGCACATCCGGCAGCAGCACATCCGGCAGCAGCACACCCGGCAGCAGCACACCCGGCAGCAGCACACCCGGCAGCAGCTCAAAAAGCAGCACCCGGTACTGCAGGATATGTTAATCCCGACGGTACTGTATCATCAGGTAACGCTCAAACCGATGCAAATCTTGCAGCAAACGCAGCGTATGTAAATCTTCCATCAGATGAGCAGCATGCGATCAACATGTACCATGGTCAACAATCACAAAAGACTGCAGCATCACAACAAGCGGTTGCACAAGGACAATCTAACCTTAACAGCCCTGATACGCTTACACGCAATGTAGCGCAAGCGGCAAATGCTGCAATACCTGCAACTCCGCCATCTACTGCATCAACTGCGCAGGGACCGCTAGGTGTTAATTTCCAAGGTATGCGTGAATCGGTTACATTCGGTCAAGAAGATAGTTTAGCTAGAATTATACAATTAGCAAAATGGTAAAATAAATTGAAAAAGTGAAAGATTTCACTTGCTCATATAAATAATAGAGTATATAATATGCACATACTTTAAAAGTAAGGCAACTTATATATTAGTATAAAACAAAAAAATATTAGTAATAAAACACTTAGGCTATATAACACACAGAGTAAAATCTGTGTGTTAACTCAAAACACAATAGGAAATTATAATATGGCAACATTAGCAGAAATCAGAGCAAAATTAAAAGCGGCAGAAACACGTAGTACAGATAGCAACACAGGCGGTGATAAATCAATTTATCCTTTCTGGACTATTAAAAACGGTGGTGAAGCAGTTTTTAGATTCTTACCAGACGGCAACCCAAACAATACTTTTTTCTGGGCTGAACGTTCTGTAATCAAATTACCTTTCGCAGGTATCAAAGGTCGTACCGATAGCAAACCAGTAGTAGTAAATGTACCATGCGTTGAAATGTACAACGACGGTTCAGTATGTCCAATTCTTTCAGAAGTGCGTCCTTGGTTTAAAGATCCTTCATTAGAAGAAATGGGTCGTAAATACTGGAAAAAGAAATCATATATCTTCCACGGATTTGTTCCTGAAGACGGTCTTGGCGAACAAGAAAAACCTGAAAATCCAATTCGTAGATTTGTGATTGGTCCACAAATTTACAAATTAATCCACGCAGCATTGCTTGACGACGAATTTACAGAATTACCTACAGACTACGTTAACGGATTTGATTTCCGTTTAAAGGTTGGTACAAAAGGCGGTTATGCAGATTACTCTACTTCTACATGGAGCAGACGTACACGTCCACTCGGTGAAGAAGAACGCGCAGCAATTGACAAATATGGTTTACCTGATTTATCAGAGTACTTACCTAAAAAACCAAACGAAGTTGAACTTAAAGTTATGATGGAAATGTTTGAAGCATCAGTTAATGGCGAAGCATACGACATTGAACGTTGGGGAAAATACTTTAGACCATATGGTATTTCAGAAAGCGACGCACCTGCATCAGTTGCAACTCCCGTTGCTACGGTAGCACCTGTTGTTGCACCTGCAGTGCATACTACTGAAGAAATGCCATGGGATGAACCAGCCGGTATTGTTAACGCATATACTCCACCACCTGCAGTAGCTGAAGCAGCACCTGCAAGTGATTCAAGAGCAGCTGATATCTTAGCAAAAATTAGAAACCGCGGCGCTTAATATACAAGTGATTAGTGTAGCAAGGGGTCTTGCTACACTACATTATTAGGAGTATCCTCATGGCAACAAAACCCTTTGATAATAATACCCCTATTTTTTATGTTTACAGTTATTTAAGAAAATCTGATAATACCCCGTATTATATCGGTAAAGGTAAAAAAAATCGAGCGTTTGAGACGCATGGTAGAATCGGCGTTCCAAAAGATAAATCAAAAATTAAATTCATAAAAGAAAATTTATTCGAGTCAGCAGCAATTTCATTAGAAATAGAGTTAATATCGTTTTATGGTAGAAAGGATATTGGTACTGGAATATTACACAATTTAACAGATGGCGGCGATGGATTAATAAATCCAGGACCATCAACTCGAAAAAAAATGAGAGAGAATATTAAACAAGGTATTACCGGAATGCTCAATAAGCGTCATTCGGTTGAAACTATTAAGAAAATGAGTGCATCTGCTAAACGCCGAGGATTTACCAACGAACAGCGTCAAAAAATAAAAGCATCATTAAGTGGAAAACTTAGAGGCCCTATGTCTGAAGAGAGAAAATTGGCAATTTCTTTAGCAAAAAAAGGTAAATCTAATGGTCATATCGGTATGAAGCATACTGATGAAACTAAACAAAAAATGAGAGAATCTCAAGCAAAATTAGAGTATACTCATAATGCAGAAATATGTAAAAAAATGAGTAATATAAAGAAAGAACAAATATCTAAAATGACAGCAGAAGAACGTAAAGATCGGTTTGGCAAACATAACAAAAAAGAAAATAGAAAACTAACACACGGAGATAACTAATGGCTACTCGTCCCTTTGATTTAACAAAATTTCGAAAAACTCTAACAAAAAGCATTGATGGCCTAGGTGTAGGCTTTAACGATCCTACAGATTGGGTTAGTACAGGCAACTATGCACTTAACTACCTTATTAGTTCAGATTTCAACAAAGGTATACCATTAGGCAAAGTAACTGTGTTTGCAGGAGAATCAGGTGCAGGTAAAAGTTATATTTGTTCAGGTAACATCATTAAACACGCGCAAGAACAGAACATCTATGTAGTACTGATCGATTCTGAAAACGCATTAGACGAAGCTTGGCTACACGCATTAGGTGTAGACACAAGTGAAGAAAAACTTCTTAAACTTAACATGGCTATGATTGATGACGTAGCTAAAACTATCAGTGAGTTTATGAAAGAATATAAAGCTATGGAAGACAAACCAAAAGTCTTATTTGTAGTAGATTCACTAGGTATGTTATTAACTCCAACAGACATTAATCAATTCGAAGCAGGTGATTTAAAAGGTGATATGGGTCGTAAACCTAAAGCACTTACAGCACTTGTTCGTAACTGTGTTAATATGTTTGGTAGTCATAATGTAGGACTAGTATGTACTAACCATAGTTATGCATCACAAGATATGTTTGATCCAGATGACAAAATTTCAGGCGGTCAAGGGTTTATCTATGCATCTAGTATTGTAGTTGCAATGAAAAAACTTAAACTAAAAGAAGATCTAGATGGTAACAAAGTTAGCGAAGTTAACGGTATTCGTGCCTCATGTAAAATTATGAAAACACGTTATGCTAAACCATTTGAGTCGTTGCAAATTAAAATTCCGTATACTACAGGTATGAATCCATTTAGCGGATTAGTTGACTTATTTGAGAAAAAAGGTATTCTATCAAAAGATGGTAATAGACTTAAATACGTGGCTACTGATGGTACTGAAATTAAACAATACCGTAAAGAGTGGGAAAGTAATGCAAACGATGCTCTACTAAGAGCAATGAATGAATTTACTGATATGCCTGTATTATCTTCTGATATTGATGATACAGATGAACTCAATGATTACGTTATGGAGAATGACGATGTTGAATGAAACACAAATTGCTGATGTATGGTTATTGTTTGCAGATTATATTGATAAAAAGCAAGCAGAAATTGCTGCTGAAAGATTTATTGAATTGCTTGCAGACTTTGGTGCTACTGATCGTACCTTTTTAGGTGCAACTGGCATTGACCCTACATTAGATCAAGCAATTAATTATTATCTTGAAGATAATGAAGACGAAGACGACGGCTACGACGAACTGGAGTTCTAATGAGTTGGTATTCTACAATTACTAGAGATATTACAAGATTGCCTGATGGTATTCTGCACTTTGAAGCAGAGTTGACAGATGCCAAAAAAGAATGTAAAATAGCAGGGAACGTAGAAAAAGCATCTGCTGCAATGCCAGGCATTGTAGAACACAGATATGGACAGCTTCAAGAAATTGAAGCTATCCTAGAGTTCCTTAACATTGAATTTAAAAGATTAAAGAGTTATCACTTTAGAAAGTATTTAGAAACATACGCAAGAGCATTAAGTAGTCGCGACTGTGAAAAATATGTAGAAGGTGAAGACGAAGTAATCGAATATGAAAAGATTATAAATGAATTTGCGTTACTGAGAAATCAATGGTTGGGTATTACAAAAGCCTTAGATCAAAAATCGTATGCATTAAGCAACATTATACGATTAAGATGTGCAGGCATGGAAGACGCAACTCTTTAATTATTATGACGGGCTTAGTGCCCGTTACTTTTATAGGTGTATAACACATGAAAACAATTGATAGTTTGCTTCATTTTGTATTTTTAGAAGCAATGACAACTACCCTTCCTTTCTCATCAAGAGACACTCGCACATTGCAAAGTTTACACAATGCAATGCAAACCGATACTTACATTACCGAAAAACAAAGTAATTTGTTACTTCAAATATTAAGCAATCAACTGTATGCGCCGTTTATGCTGTTAGCTAACTCGGACTATGCAGAGTATATTAACGATCCGCTGTGGAAAAAAGACTTCCGTGTATTACCTGATATAAAAAAGATATATCATATTCCAGCAGGCTCTAATCAAATTAATATTCACTTATTAAAGGAAAACTATACAGGTGTAATTGCAATTGACTTTACATTTTCTTCTATAATCCGTAATGAGTTAAAACCGCTTGCTGAAATCTTATGGCAAGTAAAATCCGGTTCGTTATACTATGCAGATTTTACTGAAGAAAACTTAGTAGCAATTATTGAAAAATTAACTCCGTATAACTTTGAAATTGAAACAACATTACGAGACTACTATACTACTATTAAGTTATGGGACAAATCAGATATTGAAGATATGTACAACCTTAATAAAATGCCTTACCCAAGATTTCAAGATTGTATTGCATCTGATCTTGGCGATATATCTAACTTACCGCCTGCAATTATAAATGATCGCAGATTGAGATATCAATACACAACAAAAATTGACGATTTTCAAACCGAGTATGAATTAACAAAGAATATTGCAAATCGTGAAAAAACTAAAATATGGGTTAATAGTAATGCGTATTCAATTAACGATGTTATTAAATCATTAATTGAATTAAAACGATTTCCACTACTAGTAGTGTTCGAACAATCAACTGATCTTATTACAATAACACAATTTAACGAATTAGCACATGCGTTAACATCAAACGGTATTACTGATAACATTGGATTCCATTTTAGATTAGATAACACACCTGATGGAAAGATATTTAATGACGCAATTGGAAAAAGGCAGTATAATAGTGTGTTGAACAACGATACGCAGGTTGCAGCAGTGTTAGGTGGTAAACTACCTAAATTCTTTCTTAAAGAAAAATGGCAACCAATGAGTGTGCTGTGTATTAAAAATACATTACGCCATAGTAAAACTGCAGTATATGCTAATCGATGTGACTTAGTTATATCGCATGTACCAGTAGAACCAATTATAGAAACGAGGAATAAATGGGAGTCAAATTAGTAATAAAAGACGAAGTTAACATCAAATTTGAGCATCTACCGTTAGATGCAAGAAAGAAATTAGCAAGTGCATTTAAATATGAAGTACCATATGCTAGATATCAGCCTGCATTTAAATTAGGTAGATGGGACGGTACTGTTAGCTTATTTGGCATAGGTGGAACTGGATACTTAAACAACTTAGAATCAATACTTGCAATCCTTAATAAGATGGGTGTAGCTATTGATGATATTGAAGATTTACGTAAACCATTTAACTTAGCATTTACACCAGTAACAGAAACATATTGGGCAGACTTAGGTAAAGTGTGGCCAGAAGGCCACAATGATGCAGGTAAGCCGATTATGTTACGTGATTACCAAGTAGACGCTATTAATAAGTTTTTAACACAACCACAAGCATTACAGGAGATTGCAACCGGTGCAGGTAAAACGATTACAACTGCTACACTAGCACATATCTGTGAGTCGCAAGGACGTACTATAGTTATTGTACCAAACAAAAGTTTAGTAGAACAAACACATGAAGACTTTGTAAATGTTGATTTAGATGTCGGTATGTATTACGGTGACCGCAAGGACTTAAACAAAACACATACAATATGTACGTGGCAAAGCCTTAATATATTAGATAAGAAAAGTAAAAACTCAGAACATGATATTGTAACATTAGCAGAATTTTTAGACGGCGTAAGCGCAGTAATTGTTGACGAAGTACATATGGCAAAAGCCGATGTATTAAAAAATCTACTTACACATAACTTATGTAATGCACCAATTCGTTGGGGATTAACAGGAACAGTTCCTAAAGAAAAGTTCGAATACGAACAAATATTTGCAAGCATTGGACCAGTAGTAGGCGGTATTAAAGCACATGAATTACAAGATGCAGGTGTGTTATCTGCGTGTCATGTTAAGGTGTTACAACTGATTGACTTACCGTCATTTAGATCGTATACTGACGAATTAAAGTATCAAGTTACTAATGAAGATCGAATGAGATACATTAGTGAACAAATTAAAATAATTGCAGAAACTGGTAACACATTAGTATTAGTAGGACGTATAGAAAGCGGTAATATAATACTTGAAAACATTCCAGATGCAGTTTTTGTATCAGGCAGTGTAAAAACAAAAGATAGAAAAACAGAATACGACGAAATTAAAACATCATCAAATAAAATTATTGTAGCTACATACGGTGTAGCAGCTGTAGGTATTAACATTCCACGTATCTTTAACTTAGTACTAATTGAAGCAGGTAAAAGTTTTACACGAGTAATTCAAAGTATCGGTAGAGGTATTAGAAAAGCCCATGATAAAGATTTTGTACAAATTTACGATGTAACAAGTACGTGTAAGTATGCTAAACGACATCTTGCAGAACGAAAGAAATTTTATAAAGATGCAAAATACGAATTCGACATTAATAAAATAGACTGGAAATAATATGCAAATTTTAACAACATCAAACGAATCATTTTCGTTGAATAATTTACCAGACGAAGTTGATGAGAATATGAAATTTAGTGTCTTAGATAATAGTAATCCGCAAGATCCAGATTTCTATTTTATGCCACTAATATATTTAGAATCATTTAACGCACCTGCAATTGTTTTAAAAATTGGAGGTAAAGAAATCATGATGCCAATAGATTGGTGCATAGCAGTAGGTGATAGTAGTAGTGCAACTAACATTGAAATATTACCATTAACTAGCTTAAACGATCGAGGGTTTAGCGCACTTGTGTTTAACCCAATCTCTGACTTTAGAATTGAATTTAGCCCAATTGAGATAGTAAATTTTTATAATGATATTAAATGGTATTTTCCTAAAATAAAAGTTGGGCATTTACTAACAACACCGTTACAAATCTCAAACCAGCCTGAGTGTGCATTCTTTGTAAAAGAAGTATCAAGGCATAGTGAGATGATACATTTAGATAAACTGTTATAGGAGATATTATGGCATATAAAGTAGCATATTTTACGCCAACTATTGTTGCGGCGGATCAAGTTCCGCCTGTTGAATTTAGTAAACTATTTAATTTAGTTGAGGACTTGCATAGTCGTATCGATTTAAATGAAACTAATAATCCATTTGTAAATGTACGAGGCGGCCAACATATTCAAATTCAACCATCACGAATTGAATTAAATGTACTATGGCTTACGCAATGGTTAACAAAGATTTCACAAGATTATATAGATATTATATCAGAACATTCAGGTTCGTCAGATCTTAAAATTTGCAAGCCGGTAGTTACTAATGTATGGACTACACGCCAAACATCAGGAAGTTATCAAACATTGCATAGTCATTTAGGCAGTAACATTAGCGGAAACATATACATTAGTGTACCTGAGTTAGATACAACAAGTAATCCATCCGATGGAAAGTTTGTATTAAAATTACCACAAACTAAGGATATATCCAGATTTATAATGCAAGACACATGGCAAACTGATGCAACTCCTGGAACATATGTTCTGTTTCCTAGCTGTTTATCGCATACGGTAAATCCATGGTCGGGCATTGGCAATAGAACTGTTGTATCATTTGAAGCATCAATTGTACCTAAGGAAGAATAAAAATGAAAGAAGAATTACAACCTGAAATTCAAAGCGAAATTAAGTTAAGTGAAAAATTAGAAGCAGTTGACACTAATATGCGATACTTGTGGGATGCACTTAGCGACGAAAATAAAAAATCACTTAAAGGCGATTTCTTTATTTTAAATCGATTTATTAGTAATGTCGAAGGACAATCGCGTAAAATACAAGAACATTTTGTATGTACAGTAAATGATTATTATAACAAGGATTGGTTTTTATTACAACACCATCCTAAATTAGTATGGTTGTTGCTATGTATGTGTAGTTACGATAATAATACAATCTATTTTCATAAGTGGATTGGATTTAAAAAGAAAGAGGGTAGTGATAATAAAAAAGTAAAATTTTTAGCTGAAATTAACCCAACTATGAAAATGGATGAAGTTGAGATGTTAGCAAAACTAACTCCTGCTAAAGAGTTAACTAGATTAGCTAAAGACTATGGATTTGAAGATACCTATATTAAAAAGAAACTTAAATGATGAGTTTAGAAACTAAACCATTTGAATGTCAATACTGCAGGAGTAAATTTGTAAAAGAATCTACTCTTATGGTTCACGTGTGTGAATCAAAGCGCAGAGCATTAGCACAGAAAGAAAAACATGTAGTTATAGGGTTTGAAACATACAACGTATTCTTTCAAAAAACACAAAACTTTCAGGGTGTTAAGACATATGAGAACTTCTGCAAAAGTCCTTATTATAATGCGTTTGTTAAGTTTGGTAGTTTTGTTAGTAATGTAAAGCCACTGTATCCTGATAAGTTTATTTCATATGTAGTAACAAGCGGGACTAAATTAGATCATTGGTGCAGAGATGAGCTGTATGATAGATATGTAGTAGATCTAATTAAAACAGAATGTGTAGAGACTGCGTTAGAACGTAGTATTAATCATATGCTAGCATGGGGTGATACTAATAACGCACAGTGGAATCATTATTTTCTGTATGTAAGTTTAAACAGGGCAATGTACGATATTAAAGACGGTAAAATAAGCCCATGGATTGTGTTAAATTCTAATTCAGGTAAACTAATGATTAAAAGATTTAATGACGAGCAACTTGCAGCAGTAAGTAGTGTGTTAGATATTCCATTTTGGATGCATCGATTTCATAAATTATCAGCTGACGCAGAGCTTGTAAAAACTGTGGTTAAGGAGAGTAACATATGAGCATAAATATTGAGGTTGAAACAATACCAAATATTCAATGGAGGTTCATTACCAATGCCGGATATTGACATCGACTTTGCTAATAGAGATGATGCATTGTCTAAGTTAAAACACGTCACGGCAGCTATTAGTACTCAAAAGAAACATAATACAGGCGTTTATTGTCATAATATACCGCATAATCCAATAACAGGTGTAAGCACAATTGACTATAAAGAAGCCGAAGACAGGGGATATTTTAAGATTGACTTTCTAAACGTTATGATATACAAAGACGTTAGAAACAACGATCATCTATTACAATTAATGGGAACTGAACCAATATGGGAACTTTTACTTCAAGAAGACTTTCTAAATCTACTATTTCATATAAACGGGCATATAGATATTCTGAGACAGATGCAGCCGACTTCGGTGGAACAATTAGCTGCAGTCCTAGCAATGATAAGACCGGCGAAACGCTATTTGATTGGGAAAGAATGGACTACGGTGATGACCGAAATATGGGAACACAACGACACTGACTCAGGCTACGCGTTTCGTAAATCGCATGCTATTGCTTATGCAATGGCTATTGTGGTTCAAATGAATTTAATTTGCGAACAGGTTTAAGAAGGTTTTCGAACGAGTTGAACTGATTTGCGTTTAACTCGTTTAACAGTTAGGTTCATTAGATTTACTACTGGACCTAATATTATTCGAGTATCTTTACTATTGAATGTTTTAATAGCATACGCAAACGGTCGTATCTCTTCTCTACAAAATATTGAAATTGGAAATTGTCTATTTGATTCCCACCACCATATTTCGCCGATCTCTAAAAAGGTTGCTTTATCTTCAGCAGTTAATATTGCATTTAAGTCGTAGAAACTTGTTACGTATTGATCTTGGTTGATGATTATTCCAACGTATTCATCGTTTCCGTAATTAAGTACACTAATAAATGGTAAATTGTGTTCTATGTTATCTCTTAAGTTTGCCATAAATATATATAAAGGATATTGCCAATGCAAAAAATATCAAGTTATTTATACCCAAACCGGATCGAACTTCTTGCCGATCTGGACGGATATTCAGTGGAGTTTACATCAGTGTATCAAAGAAACGTAAAAATATACAATGGTATTGATAATACCATCGAGTTTGACATTAAGAATGCAGACCAAAAACGAATTAATCTAGCTACATTAAATCATATTGAATTAAATATTATGGATGTGTCTGGTACTGCGTTACCTAATAGTCCATACGAATTAATTCAAGTTAACAACCCAACCACTCAAGTACCTAAAATAGGTATTGCTAGAGTAACTATTCCTCAAGAAGATGTAGAAAATTTATCACCCCAATTCTTAAAATATAGTGTTAGCGCAATTAGTGCAGCAACTGGGTTAGATGTGTTATTATACGCCGATACTAAATTTGGTGCAGTAGGAACTATCGAATTAATTGGTAATGCAATGTCTACGTTTCGCAATGATAAAATATATAAAACATTTACAGGTGAAATTGATTTCATGGGTAAAGTGGTGTATCATTCTAGTTGCATCCCTACTACATATTATGAAGCAATCCCAACTACTGAGTTAGCAGTTGAAATTGCAACTACTGGATTTATTGGAAGAATTTGGTACGAAGGTACTACTGATTCAACAATTAGTGTTAACTCATTCTTACATGCTACTCAGCATAACATACTACAAGCATCGTTGCCTAACAGTAATCCTGTACAGGTTAGTATTCCTGTAGGCGACTTCAAATATATCCGTATATTATATCAAGGTAATAGTCCAATTAATCCAACCGGAACAGTTGACAAAGTAACTGTTTGGTAGTATAATATACTTTTAAATTAACTAATCCTATGAACCTTATTACCGATACATTGTTAATGTACTGGCAATCTGGTAGACGAACTAAAAGAACCCCAAGTGGATGGATAACTGGCAACGCTCCTTGTTGCCAGGATACCCGTTATCGTGGCGGATTTATTATAAACGACGGCGACGCAGTTACCTTTCATTGCTTCAATTGCTCGTTTAAAGCTAGTTGGCAACCAGGTCGGCACATTAGTAAAAACATGAAAGACTTTATGCGTTACTTGCATATGAGTGATTCAGAAATATCTAAACTTAGCTTAGAAGCATTTAGACTAGAAGCATCAGAAACTGTGTTACTAGAAACCATGCTACCTAAGTTTGAAAATCGTACACTACCAATAAATGCAGCACCTATTACTTCATTTTTAGATAATGTACCCGAAAAATTATTCCCTATATTAGAATACATGGCTGAACGTAACTTATGTATAGACGACTATCCGTTTCATTGGACTCCTAAAACAGGATTTAATGATCGACTAATTATTCCATACTACTACGAAAATAGATTAGTAGGTTATACTGCAAGACGTGTTGGGTCAAACAAAAACCCAAGATACTTTTCAGAACAACAACCTAATTTTGTATTCAACTTAGATCGGCAAGTGTATGAACGTAAGTTTGTTATTGTATGTGAAGGTCCAATTGATGCTATTAGTATAGACGGGTGTGCTATACTTGGATCACAAATTAAAGATAAACAAGATTGGTTATTAAAAAGATTAAACAAAGAAATTATCTTAGTACCTGACAGAGATCACGAAGGCCCTGCTACTGTAGAACAAGCTATTGAATATGGTTGGTCTGTTAGCATGCCAGAATGGCCTGAAGGCGTTAAGGACGTTAATGATGCAGTCATTAAACTTGGTAGATTAGCTACACTATGGCTAATTATCAATGCAAAACAAAACTATGCACTTAAGATTCAACTAAGAGCAAAACAATTTTTTAAAGGATATTAAATGGCACAAAACGTAGACTATGGGTACGATATACAAAAGTTGTACTTAGAAATGATGATAAGCGATGCAGCTACATTTGTTAGATGCCAATCCATTTTTGATTACAGATTGTTTGATCGCAAATTACAAAAATCAGCAGACTTTATAAACAGCTATGTTGATGAACACAACGTAATGCCAACATTAGAAATTGTTAATGCTGCTACACAAAGTGACTTTAAAGAAGTAGACGGACTTAAGGAAGAACATTACGATTGGCTACTTAATGACTTTGAAACGTTTATTAGACACAAAGGTCTCGAACGTGCTATTAACGAATCAGCAGACTTGTTAGAAAAGGGCGAATATGGCCCAGTAGAAGATAAAATTAAACAAGCAGTACAAATTGGTTTACAGAAAGACTTAGGTACAGATTACTTTGCTAATCCACGTGAACGACTTATGAAGATTAAAGATAAGAACGGACAAGTATCTACTGGTTGGAAGAACATGGATGATAAACTGTTTGGTGGTATGAATAGAGGCGAACTTAATATTTTTGCAGGTGGATCAGGCGCAGGTAAATCTTTATTCTTAGCTAACTTAGGCGTTAACTGGGCACTAGCAGGATTTAACGTAGTTTACCTTACACTAGAGCTTAGTGAAGAACTTGTATCAATGCGTATTGATAGTATGATAACAGGTATCTCAACTAGAGAAGTATTTAAAAACATTGAAGATGTAGAACTTAAAGTTAGAATGATTGGTAAGAAGTCCGGATCATTACAAGTAAAATACATGCCATCTGGCAAAACAGCAAACGATATTAGATCATACTTAAAAGAATACGAAATTAAAACAGATAGAAAAGTTGACGTGCTACTAGTAGATTACTTAGACTTGTTAATGCCAATGTCCAAAAAGATTAGTCCGGCAGACTTATTCATTAAAGACAAGTATGTATCAGAAGAATTAAGAAACTTAGCAGTAGAAAAGAATTGTGTATTTGTTACTGCGGCACAGCTTAATAGAGGTGCAGTAGAAGAAGTAGAGTTTGACCATAGTCATATCTCAGGCGGACTATCTAAAATTCAAACTGCTGATAACGTGTTTGGTATCTTTACATCAAGAGCTATGCGCGAACGTGGCAGATATCAAATCCAACTTATGAAAACACGTAGTAGTTCCGGCGTAGGTATGAAAATTGACTTAGAATATGATATTGATACATTACGTATTACAGACTTAGAAGAAGAACAAGGATATGGTAATGCTAGTACAATGTCGGCAGGTAGTTCACTATTAAACTCAATTAAAAATAGAAACACAGTAGAAGGCGATGCACCTACTGCAAAAGTAACAGCTGGAATACAAAGCACTGCACTAAGAGACCTAATAAACAATTTAGACGTAGACGAATTTTAGCATAAATACTAGAAACTATATTTAAAGGATTTACGAGATGCGTTTACGCGAATTATACGAAACAATAAATCTTTTTGAAGCATACGATACTAAAGTTGCTAAATTGCAAAAAGATTTTGCTCAACTAAGAGCTGGGTTTCCTGAGAAGCCTGCAACACAATGGGGGCCTGCAGAACCTGCAATCCCAGGAGATCCGTCTGTTCCAGATGAAAATCAATTAGCGGCATTAGTTCAGTTTGCTGAACAGGCATTTAAGTCAGGTGTTAAACCATCTGAACAAGCAATGCAATGGTACCTAACACTACTCGAAACGTTTTATAAACAAAACGATCCTAAATTTGCAGGTAAGTTTGCTGCAATGATCGGTGAATATCAATTTACTGATTTTAATTCACTAAACACTGAGCTAGCACATTTCTTTACATCTGAATATGCTGACTCGCAGTACATTAAGGATCTAGTTAAAGCAATTAGACCAGCTACTACACAAGTTGATAATCTTATTACTAATGCAACAGCAGCTGAACAAAGAATACATGCAGAAAACGAAGCAGCTCGTAAATTAGCAGCCCGTCCAGACATTGAACTAATGGAAGGCGATCAAGTAATATTACCGGTAGATAACAAATATGATTGGTGGTGGTTACCACATCACGGGCACGAGTTTGAATCAAAAGCAATGGGACATTGTGGTTCATGTCAAACAGCCGGTGGCAACTTATTAAGCCTTCGTACTAAAAGACCTATATGGCCCGAGTTAACATTTGAATGGGATCCGCAAGATAAAATGTTATATCAAACAAAAGGTCCTAAGAATTCAAAACCTGCTCATAGATATCGCCCAGCTATTTTAAAATTAATGCTTAGTGATTTAATAAGTGGTATTGGTAACAACTCATATCAACCGGCTAATGACTTTTCTGTATTTGATTTTGAACCGGCAGATGTAAAAGCAATTGCAGATCAAAAACCATCGTTGATTACTGGCCAGATAGAAAAGTATCCAATTGACTTTTTAAGAGCACCGGAGTTTATTAGAGCTATTCCCGAATTTAGAGATACTGCAGTACGAAATGCACGAGGATTAGCAGCACTAGTTGACGATACTGGCAAAGTTAATACATCACTAGATGCATGGGAAGAAGCTATAACAGCTGACAGAAGTATTATTATTTACGCTCCAGAAGAGCTTAAAAATTATGAAGACCGAATTATTGATGCGTTAAATCGTGATTCATCGTTGTTAGGATTTGCAAGTGCTAAGATTCGCAGCAATCACAAAATTATGTCTGAAGTAATTAGATGGAATCCTGAATCGATTGAACTAGTTCCTCTTAGAGCACCTACATATGAAGAACTAGCAATACAAGCAGTTACAAAAAGAAGTGAACTATTAAAGGCTATTCCTGTAGAAAAAAGAACATATGAAATATGTCATGCATCTGCAGCAAATCGTGAAAGATGGGCTGAAAGTTCATTGACAGAGTTTTACGAATTGTTTAATACACTACCCTTCACTAAAGACCAACATAATGAATTAGCTTCGTTAGTATTACAATACGATACAGAAAATGAATTATTAGATTTACTACCGGCTGAAATTAAAACATACCTATCCTCAATGGCTCGTCTTAAACACATTGAATATAGAAGTTATGGCAGCGACCGATTAGACAAAGTAAAAGAAATAGTTGATTCGGTTACTCCTGGTTCAGTATCTGATGATGAATATATGAAAATCTGTATAAAGGCGGGTGAATTATCATCCCACAAGGCAGTGCCAATAGAATTCCAAACATATGACTATTTCAAAAAATATATTCTTACTGTAGAACCAACTAGATACCAAATTATTACACCAATGTTTACTCCCGCTTTTAAACAATTACCGCCTGAAGAACGAGAAGATTTAATATCAATTGCTGTAAAGTTATGTCCTGAATCGTATTTTGAATTACCAATTGACTATAGAGGTAACATATCTACAACACTAAAGATGGTACAAAAAACAGATAGACGGTTAGATAATTCCTTAGCTGCTGATATTGCAATAGCTTCAAGAGACCATGGTGTATCTGATGAAGAATATGATAAGTTAATTGCATATTACAAACACTCGCTTGAATATAGTAATGGTTCATATATAGCCTTTATTAATAACTATGCATTGAAGCAAGCTAACAAATATAATAACAATGATTGGTTTGATGTGTTAGCGTATGCCGCTAACATTAACTTGGCAGAATTTGTAAGAAACTTAACTCCTGATTTTGTTGATAAAAACTTTGAATGGGTTGTTAATACTATATGTAAAGAATTTAGTAAGTCTACCTTATATATGAGCTTTAGTCTCATAACAGACAGACATCCTGAAATGGTTGTTGAATTATTTAAACGTCTACCAGTTAGTGATCTAGGTACACTACCATACCCGTTTTATCTAGCTCAAATGTATGAAGTTGATCCCCTCAAGTTTAAACGAGTATTAGAGCTTATGGTAGAGCGAGATCCGTATCTAATTGCATCCGTACAAGATTTAGTACCAGACTATATTCCAGAAACAGAAAAACCTTGGTTAGATAAATTAAACTATAAAGGATTTACTAATGGTGGAATTAAAGCATTACTCTATAACTTCCCAATGCAGCTACTAACTCCTGAACTATTAAATACTGCAATCGTTAACGCAGGTGAAATAGATGCTAATGTTGAAAGAAAACTAGAGGAGTTATACCAATACTATAAAGACGACCCAGAATATGAAGCAGTACTGGAAAATATGTTAAATCTTGTACCTAACATAATTACGAGGTTATCACCTCAAGAAATCGAGCTTTTTCATGTAAAACGCTATATGCATTATTTAGAAAAAAGAAAACATTCACCGGAAAATATACTGCTACATCTTAGAAGAGAACCATTTCCATCGGTTGCATATTTAAAACCAGAAATTGCAGAATATCTAAACAAATATAAAGCAGAGAAAGCACCTGGACTTAGCTCAATCTCTTTTTAAGGACACCTAATGAAATTAAGAGAATTATACGAAACAATCCAACTAGACGAAAACTATAAAGGTAAAGTTGGCAAAATAAAAAATGAAGTACCAACTTGCGCTCCCGGCACTCCGGGAGAAGCAGAACTTAATGCACGGGTAGAATGGGCAGTTGCTAGATTGAAATCAGGTCAAGCTATACTTTGGTATGTAAATTTATTTGAAAACTACTTACGTCAAAATGATGAAAAATACAAAGGCGTGTTTGATAGTTTACTCGGCGGGTATCAGTTTACGTCATTTAACGATGTACAAGCTAAACTAGATCATTGGCTTGCTTCAACCTATGGCGATGACCAACGTATTAAAGAATATCTTAAAAAGAATGTTAACACAAGTACAACACTTGCAGATGTAGTTGCTAATCTAAATAAGATTGAAAAAGTTATAGTTGCCGAACAAGAAGCTGCACAAACAGCCAGTACTCCAATTGAAATACTACCAGGTGACACACCTGTCCTATCATTAGGCGCACAAGGTGATTGGTGGCACTTACCAGTTAATACACATCGTCCTGAATCACAAGCTATGGGACACTGCGGAAGTTGTAATATTGGATCAAACAACTTACTTAGCTTACGTGATAAAGTTCCCCGTCCGCATTTAACATTTGAATGGGATCCATCTTCTTATGAACTATATCAGATGAAAGGACCTAAGAATTCAAAACCTGCTAAGTCATATCATCATGCAATCTTAGCACTACTACTAAGTGATATGGTTACTGGACTGAAAAATAAATCATACATGCCAGCAACTGACTTTTCTATATTTGATATGTCTCCAGACAAAGTTCAAATGATAGCAGAACAAAAACCAAAATTGATTATAGATCAAATTAACAAGTACCCGGTTGTATTCTTAAACGCACCTGATTTTATTAGAGCTAATCCAGAATTTAGAAATGCTGCTATTGAAAAACTACCCGGACTTGCTGCTATTGTTCAAGAAGATGGTACAGTTGATCAAACACCTGCTGCATGGGAAGAAGCAGTTAGCACTGACCCGTCAACTATAATATATGCACCACCTACCTTACCAAATTATAAACAACGAGTAGCCAAAGCTTTAGTAAGTGACTATGAATTATCAGGCTATTGCTCGTCTAAAATACTTGGCGATCTAGAGATTATGACAATGGTGCTTGAGACTGATCCATATTTAATTGAGTCAGTCCCATATAGCGCACCTGCATTTAAACAACTTGCACAGCTTGCAATTCGTAAAAATCGTCATGTAATAGGGTATATTAATACCGACAATATGGCCGATGATGTTAAAAGAGAGTTATGGGCTACAGATCCAGATTTGATCTTTCACCGAGAATTCCCAGTAGAGCTGTTTACTACTGATGAACTAAAACCAAAGTATGAAGCTGCAGTAAAACATGATAGAAATAAAGCAGGTGAAATACCAGATGGTGTATTTACTAACAAAGAACTAAAAGCCATTTGGGAAGTAGCTATACAGGACCACTCTATATATCTAGTTAAAAAATTACCTACTGGATTGTTTAGTGATGATGAACTTCAAAAAATATATGTAAAAGTACTGCAAAATACTCACTCATTAGCTGACATGCTTGAAAGTATGAATCTTAAACTAATACCGTTTGAAGTTATACGCAAGGCATGCATAGACGCAATTGAGGAATACCCATCTCGTATTACAAGGTTAGCTAATGTTAAAGGCCTTCCATTGAAAGAAATATTTGATATGGATACTATTATAAAGTCATGGCAGGTAGCTATACAAGAGCAGCTTGAATCGAACGGTACTGCGTACTGGGCAATACATGAAATACCAGAAGGATTGTTTTCACAAGAAGATTTAACTGAGTTAGTACTACCATACTTTAATAGCTCTGATACAAACTTACTACACAGCATGTCACTTGCAAAACTTGTTGGCCCAGAACTAGCTAGACAACGTTGGCTTGAACTTATACAAGAAGACCCTATGCTAGCGTTTAGACTATTTAGAAATCAATATCAACATAAAGCAAACATAGATGTACCAATTACACCAGAAGAAATTGAACCACTAGTAGCAGACTATATTAGCGACAATATTGATGAACCATCTGTTGCTAGACAGGCTGAACATTTTAATCAAGTTATTACTACACGGTTACCAGAAATTTTAAAGAAGATTCTTAAGACATATTTCCGTGAAGAACGACTTAGAGATATGGCACCGGAAGATAAAACGTTTGACATTTGTAAATATGCACTTGAAGTTAATCCAAATAACATAGTAGGTATAAACAATCAAGTTAGAGCACTACTAGGTCCAGAAGCTGTTGAACAACTGAAAGCAATGGTGCCCCCGGGATATTGGGAGATGATGACTTGGTATGATGAAGACGAAAATAATTAAAAACACTCTGAGACTATACACTACTGTTACCTGACTCAACCGCTTATAGATATTAAGGACAATTAATGAAATTAAGAGAATTATACGAAACAATAAATCTTTTTGAAGCATACGACACTAAAGTTACTAAGCTACATAAAGACTTTGCTCAACTAAGAGCAGGCTTCCCAGAGAAACCAGAAACACAATGGGGACCTGCACAACCTGCAATCCCAGGCGATCCATCTGTTCCAGATGAACCCCAATTAACAGCATTAGTTCAATTTGCTGAAGAAGCATTTAGAGCCGGCGCTAACCCATCTGAACAAGCAATGCAATGGTACTTGTCATTAATTGAAACTTACTATAAAAGAAACGAACCTAAATTTGCAGGCAAGTTTGAAGCAATGATTGGCCAATATCAGTTCAGTGATTTTAGTTCATTAAACGAAGAGTTAGCACATTTCTTTACATCTGAATATGCCGCATCGCAACATATTAAAGACATCGTTAAAGCAATTAAACCTGCTACTACCCAAGTTGATAATCTTATTACTAATGCAACTGCAGCAGTAGAAAAAATTACAAAAGAAAACGAATCTAAAATTAAGAACGCAACCCCGGTTGAAATTTTGCCAGGTGATCAAATTATATTACCACTTGGCAATCAAGGTGATTGGTGGTTACTACCTACTAATAAGCACACTGCAGAATCTAAGTTTATGGGACATTGTGGCACAGCTTCTAGTAACAGTAATGTATTATTAAGTTTACGTGATAAAATACCTACACCATGGGTTACTATTGAATACAATAAAGACACCGGAGTATTGCATCAAAGCAAAGGTAGAAGTAATTCTAAACCAGCAAAGAAATTCCATTACGCATTATTAGCACTGTTAAAGAGTGATTTAGTTAACGGCATATATACAGGAAAGACATATCAACCATCAAGTGACTTTTCTTTATTTGATATGGACGAACCATTAGTATTAGACATTGCTCAAAGTAAACCACAATTAATTACAGATCAAATTAAAAAATATCCAATTGATTTTTTAAGAGCACCTCAAGATATTCGCGCTAATCCTGAATTTAGAACCTATGCAATACAACAATTAGCAGGACTTAGTGTACTGGTTGACGAAGCAGGTACTATAAATCAATCAAGTGAAGTATGGGAAGAAGCTATTAACACAAGTTCAATTATGATTATCTATGCCCCGGAAACACTTATTAACTGGGAACGCCGTATTACTGCCTATCTAAAACAAAACCCTAGTGATGTTGGATATGCAAGTACCCGTACTAGATCTAATTATAACATAATGTCAGAGGTAATTAAGGTAAGACCATATGCAGTTGAGATGATTCCTGTTAGAGCACCTAAATATAAAGAGCTAGCACACCAAGCAATAAAGTTAGTACCGAAACTTATTAAATCAGTAACTACTACTGGTTGGTCTACAGACGAACTAAAACAAGCATGGACTCCTGCAGCTAAAGATTTCATAGGTACAGACGATTGGCCAGAAAACTTATTTACACCGGCTGAAACTAAAGAACTGTGGCGCAATGAAATTATACGATCGATAGGCAACTTAAATCATCCAGGCCTTCCAGCAAATCTGTTTAGTAATGACGAGATAAAAGATATGTGGTTGGCAGCTATAGAATCTAACCCGTTCCAAGCGACTCATGATTTGTTTGATGAAACTACTATATTTTCAAAAGAAGAAAAAAATAAAATTCGATTAAAGGCACTTGAACAGAAACCTGCCGCAATTGTTCGCATGCCAGATTTTATAACTGACCCTAAACAAAAACTTGAAATATGGATGGCAGCACTTAAAGCGCAGCCTGACTTGATTAATAATAGTAAGTTCCCAATATCATTGTTAGGGCCTAAAGATGAAAAAGATATGTGGATTGCACGATCAAAATCACGACATTCTATAGTTGATTTTAATAACATCCCAGATGGCTTATTTACTGAAAATGAACTAAAAGATATTTGGATGTCTCATCTCACAAACAACTCAACCTATCTGTTTAACGGCCATATTAAACCTCCATCCTTTTTAAGTGAAGACAAGATCAAAGAACTATATATAAAACATGTATTCAGCGATCCGTGGTCATTGATTGGCAGTAATAAGTTACCTGAAATTATGAATACTCCACGCGATGAACTTAGCTTATGGTCAGCTGCAATAGGAATTCTAGGCGGCGACTTTACATCCGAAATGCGTGAAAAATGGTGGGATGATTATGAAGATGCAGGCGGCACGGATCACTTATACGCAATTTGTAGTGCTAACTTCCCATGGCACTTGTTTGATGACAACGCTAAACAACAGATAAAACAAATAATGGTTGAAAATATGGATTCAGATGAGGCTGAAAATTCACATTGCCTAGGTAAAGCAAACTATAGAGAACTTGAAAAATTGTTTACTCCAGAAGAACTATTTGAGCTACATGCAGCAGCAGTTACTACCGGTAACGCAGCTGAGCAAGGTGGCGTGCTAGTAGGTATACCAAGATATCATCGCACCTTTGAACTTTGTAAACTTGCAATAGAACACGATCCAGAAACTATGTCTGCAGTGCCAAAAGAACTTATGACTGAAGAACAATACAACTACTTATTAGAACGCGCTCAGTATAATGGTGGCTGGGATGAAACATTTTTAGATACTGTTAATAATATGGATGAAGACGATAGAAATAATCCAAATAGAAGTGACCCAGCTTTACAACAACAATGAGAACATACTGACCCTGCAACGCAGGCGGTAAAACAATTTTTCAGCTTTTAGATGCACACTTAAAATAAAACCAGCAACAGCTGGTTTTATTTTGGCCCCAGGCCCTAAACTTTAATAACACCTTGGCTTATTAAAGACTACCGGCCCATTATGGTGACTCTACTCTATTATCACTGTTTATCCACTGTTTTTATGGATTAGGGGCACTACAGTATTATCACCATTTTTTTAAGTTTTTCTAACCATTGAGTCTGTTTATGGTTGCCCTAACTTCTGCTATGGTAGATTCCAGCCTTTGTATTTGCCTTTGCTGCTTTTCTACCGTTTCTACTAGACGGTGTACTAAGCTGGCTAGATGGCTCTCATGGCTAGAACTACTGTTACTAGACTCTACTCGAACCGGGACTACGCTGTTCGGGACCGGGGGGTTGTTATATTGTTCCATTGTGACTCCACTGTGACTATACTGTATATATCACTGTAACTCCACTGTAGAGATAGTTACGGGCCGAACTGTTTTTATAGTCCGAAAAGGGTCCTGCGGTATGTAATTTTTTGCTGCGCAAAAAATTAGAAAGAAGTACTTACAGATTCTCGGTGGTGATTTTGCACCTATGGTGACTTTTTAGAGGTGTTTTTAGACTTTAGAGAAAAGAGAGAAAAAGGTTGCGTTGTTGTAAAAAAACAACAAATTGTTGTATATATACACCCCCCACCCCCGGGGCATTGTGTATTGCGTTACACTATTATAACACGTTTTTTTATACATTGCAAGCAATTTATTTTTAATAAAAGTAAAAAAAAAAATAAAAAAACGCTTGCTTTTTATTTTATATACTGTATAATTGTACACAAGTTAGCAAATAACTTAGCTTTTTAAAAACTTAGTAGCAGTACAACACGCGCATTAAGCGTGCGCATACGCGCTTAATGTTTATTTAACCCGCACAAAAAAGGGGAATTATTATGCAAGCACAACAAGCAATTAGCTACGCAGTAACAACAAGCACACCTAACAGCGCAAAATTAGTGCAAGGGTTCGGTGTAAGCAAGCACCCAAAAGATACAATAGGGTATGCAACTCGTTTTAGTGCTGATGCAAACGTTAGCAAACGTGCAAGTCACTTGCAAAGCACACAATGTGGGCATACAGAAGTGTTAATGTACAAAATTAGTGCGCCATGTACACAATTACAAGCCGCATTAACATTAGTCGCTAACTATGCACTAATAACGAGCGATAGAACGCCTTTTAGTGATAACCATGTTAATGCACTAGAATTGTTCATTAACAAGCACCAACAAGGGGAAATTGATGCAGCAAAACAGCACGTTATTGATGCAGGATTATGTTTAATACCTAACTAAGCACCAAAACAGTGCAATCCGAAAGGGTTGCACTTTTTTTGTTTGTTTTTTATTTGACATTGCACATTAAACGTGCTATAATATATACATACTATAGCACACGCTATAGCGGGGCCGTACGGCCCGATCCGGTAACGCACCACACCTTCCATAACTGTCCAGCCACTGTAGTCTCACTGTACCGGCAACAGGTGCTATATTAGTATAGCACCTATCCCCACCTTAGTCAACTATTCCTTTTAACCTTTTTATCTTACCAGTCAACCTCGCCGCATGTTCCTTACGCGTAAGGCTAAGCAGGGTAACGAACGCGCCGGACATTGCGTATGCGTTCCGTTTATATATGTAACCGTAATAGTATGTATTCATTGTATTATACGCTGTGTTGTTAAAAAAATATATTATAGCATTATACTATACACAATGCAAGCATTTTTTTAAAAAATATAACCGAGGTTCGGCGGAGCCAATGTTATATTATACCACCTTTCCCCACCACCTTTCCCCACCTCCTGTCAACCCCTAATATGCTACAGCGGGGCCTGCGATTAGGTCGGTCATACCACTATAGTATAACACCTCTAATATGGAATGTCAAGTTTCTTTTGCCATTGCGTATTTGCGTTGTAAGCGTTTAAAATTTTGTACTGCTATTGTTGCATTGCTTAGTATATAAACGCGCATTGTACACGCGTTAAAACGCAAATTTTAGCATTGTAAATTGTACTTGTTAAACGTGTTTAAAACTTATAAGCAACAAACCACAATACCTTACAGCGGGGCCTGCGGATTTGCAGGTGGCAGATGGTTACAGAAATAGATGGAGATCCGATTGTTCAGTTAGTTTAAGTCCACTAGGTCCGGTTATTCGGTTGACGCGATGGTCAATAAAAAACCCTGTATCATCGCATAATGAATACAGGGTCGGGGTAACACAATGCAAAATGTGTTTGGTTGTTAGGATATACTACTACCTATATCCTAACATGGGCCGCTAATACCTAGCAGCGGGGCCTTTTATTTGTTGCGTCTAATGTATCGACGTACCGCTTTCTGTCCTGCTGTCTTTGCTCTGTCGGATCTTCTTGCCATGTTGTCTATCTCCAGTTAGTAGTTAAGTGTTATTACTTAACTTGCATATAGTATAGCATAGTGTTACACTATATGCAAGCGTTATATTTATTTATTTTACCAATGCGTCAAACGCGCCACCAAAGCCGGCAATTGCGATTGCAAATGGCATTGCCAATATTATAAACTGTATTGTTGTAACCACAGCTGTCATTACTGTATTAAACAAACCCGGGGCGGCAGTCCCGGTCTCGGGGCTCACGGTGTGGTGAGCTGTTTGCGCTTGTTTGTTTAAAAAATTGTGTACTGTTTGTTGTTTAGTTTGCATTGTAGTTAGCACGCTGTTTTGTTAAAGTATGTGTATATTATACACGTTTTAAAACTAATTGCAAGTGTTATTTTTTCCAGTTGCGGCACGTCCCTGTGCCCTGTGTACTTGCTTATGCCGCCTGTGCTAACAGTTCCGCATACGCGTCTCTTGCTGCCTGTACTTCCGTTGCGTTATGCTTGCTTAAAAACGCCGCAATAGCCATTTGCGCGTTGTCATCTGCAAAGTTTGGATGCCCTTCTAATTCTACAGCTGCCTCAATTTCCGTTTTAATTTGTGCTAAGTTTATAAAGCGGATGTCCGTGTGTAATTTTGTTGCAATTAGCGTAGTAACACGCGCCGTTGCTTCGGGCTTGCCGCTAAAGCGTATTTTGTAGCCCAGCTTTGCGTGATCGCTAACACCCACGCATTGTACTAATTTGCTGTTGGCTTTTGAGCTTGCTGTTACTACTTGTGCAAAAACTGGTGTTGTGTTTGTTGTTGTGTTCATAGTGTTCGCTCCACTTGTGTTGTTGTTTGTTACTAAGTTTAATTTATGTTGCACATTATACACTTTTTTTACAGTAAAAGCAAGTGTTTTTTTAGTTTTATTTTGCATAATTAGCACGCTGTAGTAGTGTTAAAAGTTAGCGTTATTGCTAACTTGTGTTACATTATACGCTATTTTTAAAACATTGCAAGCATTATTTTTATTTAATTTACCGCTTGCATTTTGCATTTGTTTGTGTTATAATAGCGCAAGCTCATTGCTCGCGCTACCACTGCACTCACACTTCCTCTTTTATCTCATATCACTGTCACCAGCAACATCACAGCGTGTCGCGTATCCGGTGAGCACCGATTCATTCAGCTTGTCCAGTAACTGTACTTCCATTGCTCGGTGCGCTTGGCACTCGGCTTCTGATGGATATATGAATGTGTTATCAATTTCCTGCGCCCCAATAAACATCATCACTTTCAATATATATAATTTGCCCATTATTCTTTGCTCCGGTTATTTCGGCGCGTCCTTGCGCCCGTTATGTTCGTTTTATCTATAGCCAACTAATGCACTTGCCAACACACTCGCAAAGTCGTTGTTACCATACTTCGCAGTGTTCTTTGCAGCTCGTTGCTCTCTTAACTGCTCAGTGCGTCTGCGTTCCGACTCTCTACGATCTGTTTGGGTGTTGAACGTAGCGGCTAGTAATGGGTTAATTCGGTTCATCGTCTTCTCCGGGGGGGGGGTGGTTGGTCGGTCTGTCCGATTGCTCGGTTGTTCAGCACGTCCATGTGCTCTGTGTTACCTTATAGTCCGTACAGTTCCTCTACACTGCTTGCCGCACGTCCGTCGTTCCATACTACCTTAATGCCGCTTCCCGGTAATATCGTTGTTAGCTTTGCAAGTGCTACTTCCCAGCTGTCCAATTTGTCAACTGCTTTCGGCGCATCAGTACTTGTAAAGTAGTTGGCAGGTGGTGCACTGACTTCCGGTACATTGCTTTTGCGGCGTGTCACTGTACCGCCGTTGTCCAAAAACGCTTGTACTGCTGCGTTTGTTGCTGCGTTTTTTGTTTGTTTGTTTGTATTATTAAACATAGTAGTAAGCACGCTGTAAAGTTATAAGTTAGCGTTATTGCTAACTTGCACATAGTATAGCAAAGTAAAACTGGTAAGTAAAGCATTATTTTTAGTTTTATTAACCATGCGCCCACACGCGTACACATAAACAGCGGGGCCGATTAAAGCGGCACTTCCTTGTGCCGTTGTATCCGTTATAGTCCCGATCCACACAAGCAGTTATACACAAACTCAGCGTCCTGTAATGCCACATTGTTTATGTAATCCACTAAGTCCTCGTGCTCCTCTACTTCCTCTATAAACGCTTGTACCGCAGCATCATCGTTCCACAAGTCATCATGTGCTTCATAATGTCTGTTGTATATTGTTACCATTTGCGCAATTATGTGCACCGGATGCTCAGTAGTGCCCCACTCCTCCGCATAGCCCTCGTCCGCCAACATAAACACTGTACTTGTTACGCTGGGAGTTAGCGGGTACTTGCTTGTGTTTGCGTTTAATACGTTAATTTTGTTGTTTGTTGCTGTAGTAGTATTTTGCATAATTTACACGCTATAGTTATAAGTTAGCGTTATTGCTAACTTGCACATAGTATAGCACATTAAAACATTTTGTAAAGCATTTTATTTTGGTATTATTACCACTAGTGGGCAACCCGGGGGGGGGGGGTGGTTGGTCGGTCTGTCAGGTTGCCCGGTTAATCGGCACTTCCCTGTGCCCGATATATCAGTTATGCCATCATACTCTCTACTTCAGCATATCGTTGTTTCATACGCTCGATCATTAATGGAATATCCAAGCAATACACTAAATCGTATAAGTCGCTTTCCGTTGTGCTCACTATGCCCATTGCGCTCGTGTAATGTAGTTGTGCCACAAGATCAATTACATCAGCTTCCTTATAACCAATTACATTCGATACATCATTTAGCAATACTTTTGAAACTGTCTTACGCTCCTTCTCTTTGAGCATATGGAAGCCATTCGATAGTGACCGGGTTACCTCTGTATTGAATGCAATGGTGTTGTGAATGTCTTCGAGTTTAGCCTGTACATCGTTTAAAAACTTAATATGGTTTTTCAATACTTTTTGGATTAACATGATGTGCTCCGATTATTTGTTGTAATACGCGCGTACTCGATTATACGCGCGTGTAAGCAGCGGGGTCTATTGGCGTGCTTTGATTGCCGATTGTACTGGCTTAGTCAGTAAGCCAATCTCCGCTAGCTCCCGTTTTGCCTCTTCCCATGTGTATCGTTGTTTCTCTACTACCACAACGCGGGGAGTATGAACTTGTGATACTGTCGTACGCCCTCTGCGTCCTGTTTTAGTCGTTTTAATCTGTCCACCGGTTGCTAAGAACATTGCCACGCGAGCCGCTAACTCCGCTGCTTGTTGTTGTTTAACTTCGTTGTTCATAATACCTGTTGCCATTATACACGCTCCGCTTTATCGTTAAAGTCATTTGCTTCAGTTTGCTCACAAGCCCAACATGGTTCGAGCTCATCTGTTTCCATGTTGTGTAGTACACTCAAGTCCCCACACGTACTGCAATATGTGTGTATCAGTTTAATGTTTTTTACTTGCATAATTTTTACACGCTATTTGTTTAAGTTGTGTATATTATACACTATTGTACGCGCATTGCAAGCAGTTTATTAACCATTGTGCCTGCAATGCGCGTGTATAAGCAGCGGGGCCTATGCGGCTGCTATGGCATCCAGTGCATCCATGTTAGCTCTGTACACCATGTTGCCGTGTCTCGTATGCTCAATTACAATTCCATTAGCCTCTGCCCATATATCTAACTTCGCTGCTCTTAAACTTGCTTTATCAGTAAACTTGGGACTGTTGACTTTAACGGCAATAAACTTTTTGCGGTAGTTCAAATACACGTTGCTCTGTATATACACATCCTCAATATGCGCTAACAACGCTTCCCCAACATGCAACTGTACCGCACTGTACAATTCCACATTCTCTGCATCTCTACGCTTAATATCCTGCAAGCACACATAAGCTGGAAGTTTGACTTCGTCCGATGTGTGTGATACAACGTGAGCAATAGCGTTAGCTGTGTTTTTAAGTAATTTAGTAGTAGTTTGCATTGTGGCGCTCCAGTGTAGTAGTTTGTTTAACAAGTTAGCAACATTGCTAACTTGCACATAGTATAGCAAAACGCTTACAACATTGCAAGCGTTTTGTTTACCGCTTGCTCTATGCTACCGCATATGAGTCAATTACATCGCTTAAGTCTTGCAACTCAACAGCACCCCAGCTGCCAACTAATCGTTGCATAAAGTTTTCAAACTCCACGTGATTCACGTAGTCAATTGTTTCACTGTAATCCAATGCTTTAGCTTTTGGATTAATCGTTACACCGCGTGTGCGAGCATCGAACGTTACATAGTTTTGATAGAACCAAAAGTCCAGCTTAGTCACTGTTTCCATACTGTTCGCTTTAGTGATAAACATGGTGCCCGTATTGCTCCAGTTGTGTGTAATTGTGACTTCGAGGTTGTGCGATGCTGCTGCGTTTTTAATAATATTAGTAATTTTATTTTGCATAATATACACGCTGTAAAGTTATAAGTTAGCGTTATTGCTAACTTGCACATATTATAGCAAACTAAGCGCAAGTTAGCAAATGGTTTTTTACGAAGCTTTAACCTATAGCTCCACAAGCTCGCCGCGTGCTACTGCATCAGCTGCTTCAAGCTCCTCTTTGTAGAACTTGTTGATTGCATCGTTTAACTCGAGATATGGTTTGCTGTTTTTTGGTTTAGTACGCAATTGGCGTGTGAGCATGTTAATGTATTTGATACGCGCTGCTGAGGTAACATAGAGTATTTTTGACATAGTAGTGTACGCTGTAGTAGTGTTAAAAGTTAGCGTTATTGCTAACTTGCACATAGTATAGCAAACTAAGCACAGGTTAGCAACTGATACTTTTGATCTATATTTTCACACCTCCGGATAGCAGCCGGCTTCCATCATTGCATAGATAACTCGTTCTCTTGGTAGAGTATCCTGATATACCAACTTACCGATTAACTCATCGTAGTCGCCAGTCTTCATATAACTGATTAAACACTTTTGGTTGTACTTGGCATCTTCAGTACACAACAACCCAAGATCACTGAGATCGCGATCCGTTGTTTCGAAATACTCTTTTGCTTGAGCATTGAAGTTAGTAACACATTGTTTGAGTGTAGCGATTACAACAGGGTTAGCAGTTTTTGGCATAGTAGTTTACACGCTATAGTTATAAGTTAGCGTTATTGCTAACTTGCACATAGTATAGCAAACTAAACGCAAGTTAGCAAATGGTATTTTACTCTACAACCCCTCACCTTGCGCACAGCACTCAACGAACTCAGCGTTTCGTAACAGCCCGTTAATGTAATCCACTAAGTCCGTATGCGCTTCAACTTTCTCTACTAACTGCGCTTTCAACGTGTTATTGTTCCATAGCTCGTGTTTGTCCGGAAAAGCATTGTATATCGCTTTAATCTTTTTGTCAATGTGTGCTGGATGTGTCATAAAGTCCTGCGCCCATTCTTCAGCAAACTCATAATCAGCAACCATATATATTGCTGTAGTTTTACTGATAGTCCAATTGTACTGCGCAATAATAGCATTATTGGCAGCTGACATGTTAATTTTAGCTTGGTTATATGGGTGCATTTGACGCTCCGTTGTTGTTTAGTAAGTGTATATTATAAAGCATAGCAGGCGGTTTGTAAAGAACTTTGTTAACCGCCTGCCGGTATATCTATACTATGCGGCTTCTAACTGCGCTTTCTCAAACGCTTCATCAAGTGCCATCTCCGCAATGTATATACGGTTTAGCTGTGTGTTGATCTCAAGATACTGCTTAGAGTTGACACGCGCGGCACTCAATTGAGAGCGGAGCGAACGGATTTGGCGGGCGGTCTCTATTGATACTAGGCGCTTTGGCTTTTGGGCAGCTGCCTCCGCTTCGGCTTGCTTGTATGCTTTAAGTTTGGCGTTTAATGATACATTGTATTTTGACATAGTAGTAGCACGCTGTAGTAGTTAAAAAACATATTATACAGTATAACACATGGTTTGTAAAGAACTTTATACATCATACGCGCCCGCACACGCGTGTGTAAGCAGCGGGGTCTATCCGGGGGGGGGGGAGGTCGGTCGGATTGCCGGTTACTCATCGTCCCACATGTCGTACCAGGCTATTGGTTCATATGCATCATCTATCTCGTTTTCCCAATCTTCATACATTTCAGCAAAGAACTCTTTGCGCTCTTGCATTAAGGTCGCACTGCGTGTTTGAAGTATTGCCAATTGCTCTGTTAAGTTTTGCTCTATAGTATCCATAACAACTCCAACTAAGTAGTTAAGTCGCCCCGCCGCACATATACATACAGCGGGGCCTATTACCTTATGCTGTCGCTAACTCAGCTTCCAATGCATCTGCTGCTGCCGCATAGTCTACATCATCTGCTGTCTCAATTACAGCAGTTTTGGGAGTAACGATAGCAGTTTTGCTAAAGAAGTCATCGAATGCTTGTTGTGCATCTAAGTCCGCGAACTCCTCTAAGTCTTTGATTGCCATTGCTGCTTCATATTTAGTCATTGCACCCGCTAACGCTACTAAGCGAATGTCTAAGTGCCCATTGCGGTGTAACACTTTCACACGATCCGCGCTGTTAGCAAAGCGGATTTTGTACACACCGTTGAGGTCGCTAACGCCAGCGAATGTGAATGTTTTTTCAACTGTTGCAACTGTGATTACTTTTGACATATTGTACGCTCCAAAAAATAGAAAAGTTAAGTTGTTTTACTGCTAGTTAGCTTGCTTGCTAACTTGTTACATATTATACACGTTTTAAAACATTTTGCAAGTAGTTTGTTAACCACGTGCCGCAATCGCTGCATCAATACGCGCTTCGATCGACTCAGCTGATTCTTCTGTTTGCCAGCTGTTGCCATTTACATACACATAAGTGAACATGTCACTTGGTGATACTGCGATACCGTTGGCACCAAAGTAAATAATTACTGGATGCTTGCTTGTGGTAGTAAGTGTTAGTTTATACATTGTACGCTCCGCATTGCTTGTTAGTAAGTGTATAGTATAACAAACTAACTTTGGTTTGTAAAGAACTTTTTAAATCACTAACTCATACCAGTTCAATAACGCGATTACACTTAGTAATACTATAGTAGTAAACACTGCGAAATTATATAAAAACGACATTATTGCTTGCTCCTCTTATATATAGTACACGCATAGTATAGCAAACTACGCATTGGTTGTCAACTGGTTTGTTATTCAGTGTATGCCGCCATTACCAATCCCACATAGTTTCGGGTTTCCGGATATGGTGGAATCCGGTTCTTATGTCGCATTACCGCATGCTCGCCCGCATTGTATCCGGCAACCGCTAGTTTGGTATCTTTGAATGTATCGAGCAAGAACCTTAGGAACCGGACTCCGCCCTCTATGTTCTGCCGCTCATCCATCCGATCACTCACACCAAATCGCTCTGCCGTTGCTGGCATCAGCTGCATCAATCCAGCTGCTCCCTTCTTACTTACAGCCGATTTACGATATGTACTTTCCGTTTTAATGACTGCATGAACTAACTTCTCATCCACTCCATACTTCTTTGCCGCAGCATGAACATAGTGGTTGATCTCCCATCGAGTTAGTGGGCGAGTCTCCGGTTTCTTTACTATAGTAGTAGGTTTGGCAGATGTTGCGATCTCTTGTGGATGATCAGTTAACCAAACTCTCCCATCTGCTCCTGTATACCGATACACATCCGCATGTATCGGCATTACTACTATAGTAGCGAGAATGGCAGCGCGGATCATTTGACGCACTCTGCAGTAAACTTAACCATTGCTGCATACTCTGGATTAAGGAATGCGGTTATGATATGTTTGAGCAACTCGGCTGACAACAGTGCTCCGCCGATAGTTAATACTATAAGAAAGAATCCCATTGCTACATCATCCTTTGGATCTAATGCATCATCTGCCCGTAACCTCTTATACATATAGTATAGTCCACTAAGCAAGGTTACTATTAGTGCTATCCAAATCATGTCTGGAATAGTATCTATCATTGCTTGCTTTGCTAATAAGTCTTGTGGTACATTGCATAACTTCATTGCGTGCTCCGCAGTTGTTGTTAGTAAGTACATAGTATAACATATACAGCGGGGTCTGTAAAGAACTTTGTTACTCGTATACGCTCGCTTGTATGTGCGTGTGTAGCGTGTTATATTATAAGCGCATAACATACTATAGCATAAGTACGCACCAGCGCGTGTAACGCATTACAGCGCATTTTACGCTATGATACACTATAGTGTAATAATACACGCATATACGCATATGAGTATAACTGCACAGCGGGGCCTATTACTAGTCCAGGCTCCTATATTTAAGACTCATCTTTGGTTTTTGGCCCGCGTCGTTAGCGGTCTGCAACACCATGTTTTTGCCGTTTTTCACGTTTATAGACCGACCTAGTACCAGAGTACAGGGTCTGGTTTTTAATATAAAGAAAAAGCTCACTTTAGGGAGCGAATCTAAAGTGAGCTTTGAGAGTTTACTATAGTATAGGGAGCGAATCTATACTATAGTGTAGAATACTATTGGGAGCGAATCAATAGTATTCTTAATTATATGCGATTCTTATTATCGTTGTGGTCGCATACATGTAATGGAAGCTACAGTCTCCCAGTTGTTTGGCATGCTCTTACGCAAGTCGGCAACCTTAAGAACCATACGCAAACTTAACTCACGCATCTTCTTTCTATGCGCGTCTATATACTGTACTACTTCGTCCGCTTCGCCATTGACGAACTCATACTTATCAAGCATTCCATCCCCTACGATTTGCTTGATGCGTAACATCTTTTCGCGCTCTGTATCTATAGTGAGATCCAAGTAGTGGCACCGTGACTCTAACGCTTCTAAATGGTCCTTTAACTTCTTACTACGTACATGGTCAAACTTAACATTTGTAATGAATATACATCCACCTTCAAAGTCAAAACTGTTTGGAATCCCTGCTTCTTTTAGTATGCGTGACTCTGTGTGCCAACTGATAGTACGCTTGCGCCCTGTGTCCAATGCTGCTTTTAACAGGTTTAACGCGATATCATCAAACAATACACTATCGCAGTCATCAAACACTACTATAGAGCGATGGTCTTTGAAGTTCCACAGCATCTGGTACAGTCCTAACGCGCTAATGTTACCTTTAGCAATCTCATACTTCTTTAAGCTGTCATCTTGCGCTATAGTAGCGAATACATCGTGTCTAGATAACACTGTTTCAATACCATGTGACTTACCTACGCCCGGAGGTCCACTTACAATCATTGCTCGCACATCACCTTTCTTTACTGCACGAGTCATGTTATCTAGTATGGCAAACCGTGTACGCAATCGTTCTACAATCTCTTCATCTGTTTCGTGTGATACTGGTTCGGCTGGTCTTTGCGCTATAGTACGAGTTGACTTAAGAGTGTCTATAGTAATCATTTGGGGTTTAGCTATTGGTTGTTGCATATTGCGCTCCGCATTGTGTGTTAGTAAGTGTTTATTATACTATAGTATAGTATAGAGTGTCAACTGGTTTTTAATCCAACGCGCTTGCAAGCATTACACCAAATAACAATGGTAGTACAAACAATGGATTGTGTGTTTGAAATAATCCGACTGCGCCTATTACTAATAGTATTGTGGCAAGCAACGCTATAGAGATGGCTGCTAGGAATACAAGACCAATAAGTTCAAATATTAAGTGCATTTTGGTACGCTCCAGTTAGTTTGTTAATATGTGCATAGTATAGCACACTGTTTTGGTATTGTAAAGCACTGTTTTGGCACAATTTTACCACTGTAATATAACTGTAACGATATAGCAGGAATGGGTGGTTGGACGGCATAGCTACAATGAATACCACCATACTTGCGTCATACTTTTGCCAAAACCTCCAAAAACCTCATAATTCCTGCAGGCCTGCTGCCATTGGTTAACAATATCTCCTGTAACCACCATAGGCCTCATCTATTGTTAACCTTTTTCAAAAAATTTTTTGCAGGCCTCGCTTTCATCTCTATACTATAGTTTTTACTATAGTCAGGGTTCTCTTATACGCTACTATAGGGAACCTCTATGATTCTCTTACTATAGCGTGGATCATTAGTATTATCACTATAGTCTATACTATAGTGTGGATAGTTAGGCATACTTATTATACTATAGCGTTTACTGTTACTATAGTTTGGATTGCTGTAACTATTGCTTATTATACTATAGTGTGTTATGGTATGTAAAGAGTTATTATTATCGTTATTCTTACTATAGTATGTGTATGCAATGGATGTGTTGCATTATCTCTTTATATCTCTAATAGGAAGAGTCATATATTTCACTTTTACTATATTAAGATACGGATTATTCACATTCTCAATATTCCAAACATCTCGATTAGTAAAAAATCCACTATATATAAATTCGTATATAGTAGGGAATCTCCAGTCGTAATGATTGTTATGTGTACAGGTTATAATGTACAAGAACGCTTCGTCTTGGGTTTGTTTATGTTTAGATTGTATGGCGGTTTCTTTCATAGTTTGTCTCTCACGGGGATACACACATAGCGAGAACTCCAATTGTGCCATCTAGTCTTAGCCCAGTCATTGTTATCGTCGCTATCAATATTGCGCCAGCAGTTGTTCAAAGCATAGTAAGCTACCTCTTTATGGGTGGGGAGACGCCAGTCGTGTTTGTTGTTGTGTGAGCAAGTTATAGTGTATAAGAAGGTATCTTCTATAGACAGGGGTTGGAGTGATGGGGGAGCTTGTTCGATAATCATAGTTTGTCTCTCACGGGTATAATTGGGAAGTCTCCCCAGCTATCTCTGTGTTTAAACCAACCTACGATGTGTTCGTGGCTCATGTATTCTTTATGTGTAGGGAGGCGCCAGTCGTATTTGTTATTGTGGGTTAGTGTGGCGCAGTAAAGCCAAGCTTCGTCATAATCCAGCTCTTGTTTAAGTTTTGGTGCTTGTTCAATCATTAGTAGTTCTCACGGGTGTGATTGGCCAGTGCATCCATTCGTACGATTTGTCGTGTTCAAACATATTCAATTTGTAAGCATTCCAGCTATTCCAGCCGTCGCTAGCGTCGTGTCTGATTGGAAGTTGCCAGTCGTATTTGTTATTGTGTGAGCAAGTCCAAACCCACAGGAATGCTTCGTCTCTGTATAGTTTAGGGGATCGAGGTGCTTGTTCAATCATAAGTCTCTCACTGGGATTGCGTATAGGACATAGCCGGCCATATCGTCTTCTGCCCAAGTAAATTGATAACTGGAGTTTAGCAGTTCATCAGTATTAAGTTCATGATCAGTTGGAAGTCGCCAGTCATACTTGTTATCGTGTGTACAAGTGGCACAATAGAGCCAAGCTGGGTCTTTGCATAGTTTATCTCGGCTTTTGTATGCTATTTCAATCATACGTCTCTCACTGGGATAAACTTAGCAGTGTTGGTGTATGTAATGGGTAGCCTGCCGGCTTCAGTTTCATCATAATACACGGTTGCAAGCCTACACTTATCTTTTTTAGATTGCTCTTGTTCTAGTATGGTAGGCACTCGCCAATCGTACTTGTTGTTGTGTGTACAAGTCCAAGCAAATAGTTCAGTAAGTTCTATATTGTGTATAGGGGTTTCAGGTGCGTGTTCAATCATAAGGGTAAGTGAGTTAATCGAATTTCACCACCGGCATGGCCTCGGAAGAATACATTAAATGCAATGCTAATCCTATCAACATCATCATCGTGGGTATCAACACTATGCCACAGGCTTGATGGAAAAATCACAATTTCATTAGTAGATACAGGAATCCTCCATATATTAGAATTCCATATGTTATACTCAGTTCTATCAAATTCAAATGGTAACGAGCAGTTATCGTTTCGAAACACAATAGAATCATCAGTAACTGTTTGAAGATAGAATACACCACTAATTACGCTATTTGGGTGATAGTGACTATGATGTTCGGTACCTTTAGGGTTAATATTGATCCAAGATTGGGTAACATAAAGCTCAACGTTATCCCATTTCATTATGTCATGTGCATATTGATTAATCGCATGTTGTATCAGATCGTTAATTTCTACAAATACTGGATGATCTAGTATCTTTGTATCGCTGCTTGTTAAGTTACGTCCTACATTGATATAATAATCTAATGCCTTGCAATGGTTAATTGCATTATAGTAAGGTGTTACCATACCGTCCGGAATAGTTGTAAGTACTGGGTTTGCAAACAACGGTTGTATATCAAATGCCATTATTATCTCTCACTGTGGCTGCAAAGAACCTAGCGTCACCATATCCTCTTCTGGAGGCTTCATCGGCAACGATAAGTCGGTAAGTTGTCCAAGTCATATTTGCGGTTTTATTAAATCTTGATCTAGTACATTCATGGGCAGATGGGGCTCGCCAATCGTATTTGTTATTGTGTGAGCAAGTCCAAATAAACAGGTCAGCTTCTTCTGCAGTTAGTTGTATTGTTGAGTGTGGGCCAACTACCATTCATACCCCCTTACTGGTACTACACTGTACACTTCAGCAGCAACGGCAAAACGATCATTAAACCAAACATAATATGGGATATCATTCATAATCCATTCTTTGTGTGTTGGTAAACGCCAATCGTATTTGTCTTTATGTGTACAAGTAGCACAATAGAGCCATGCTTGGTCAAAGCTAACTGACTCTTCACTATGCGTTGCATATTCAAACATCATCTTTAATATCTCTCACTAAGGTACCAAAGTTATAAATTAGGTTTCCCCACTGATCAACAGGAGTAAGGTTATCGGTCCATGCATCTTGTGGAATGACCGTATATACGCCCCATTCGTACCAAGATGGCATTCGCCAATCGTATTTGTTGTTGTAAGTTGAAGTAATAGTATAAAGCCATGCAGTGTCATAGTCAAGCGCAACGGCTGTTGTTTTACCTATTTCAATCATACATCTCTCACTGGGGTTACTTGTTGAGGCCACAACACGTAGTCGTCTTTTTCTTCATCTAACCAACCATCAATCTCATAATCTAAATACTCGTTTTCGGTAGGTATTCTCCAATTATATTTGCCATTATGAGTCAATGTAGCACAGTAGAGCCATGCTTCGTCATACGTAAACAGAGTAGTGGTAGGGGCTATTTCTATATACTTACTCATCTTTATTCCTTACTATGCAAAGTGCATACGATACGATATCCTCATGAGGAATACCTGAATATCTAGCCATGCGAGATTCGTTCCAAGTCCAACTTTTTATCCAACCATAACTTATCCATTCGTCGTCTGTAGGCACACGCCAATCATAGTGATTGCCGAACGTACAGGTTATGGTAGCTAACAATGCGGTATCGTAGTCAACATGATGTGTTGTAATTATTGGTCCCATTTCAATCATCTATTGATCCTCTTACTGGGCAAAATTGTATTTTGCGGCGTTGACCTAGTGTTCTTGGTTTAGCAGCTAATTTGTTGGAGAAGTCACTAGGAACAGGTATTCGCCAGTCATACTTGTCGTTATGTGTACAGGTTATTGCATATAAGAATGCATCGTCGTATGCCATCAATGGTGAAAAAGGCGCTGCTTCAATCATCTTTAGTCCTCACTGCTATTACTCCGCATTTCATATCTTCAAGCCGTGGTGCTATAAGATCATGTTGATGCCAACATACAGGTAGAAAATGCCTTGGTATTGTTTTTAGTTCAGGTATAGTAGGAATTCTCCAGTCATACTTGTTGTTATAGGTAAGTGTCATTGTGTATAGTTCAGCTTCATCTATACTAAGGTATTTGACTAACGGCGCGTGTTCAATCATCTTTAGTCCTTACTGGTAGTGTGCGGCGGGTGAGGCTGTGAATGTTGGCAGGAGTAGTGTCCAAAAACCATAGGAACCCTGTTTTATTAACATCGTATTCGTGCATATATTCAAGAAACTCGGGTAAGCGCCAGTCTTTTTTGTTGTTGTAGTCTAATAATAACACATACAGCCAGGCTTCGTCAAATGTTAGTTTATCCTCACTTACTGGCGCAGTTTCAATCATCTTTGGTCCTTACTGGTTGTGCGTATCGTGAAAAGCTGGTGCGATTGTTACTATCACTCTCATGCCATACACCCACTATTGTATTAAGATCGTATACATATTCACCAAATGTAGGAAATCGCCAGTCGTTTTTGTTATCATATGTTAGGGTAGCACAATAGAGCCATGCTATGTCAAATGGTAGTGTATCTATACTTACTGGAGCAGTTTCAATCATATGTCTCTCACTGGAGTTACTGGTTTTTTAAACCATTTAGAATAATCTGGGCTTGAGTCAATGTATTCTTTAGTCCATACTCCAACTTGTAGGCTATCATTTTCTAAAATTTCATCAAAGGTTGGTAATCGCCAGTCTTTTTTGTTGTTATAGTCTAATAATAACACATACATCCATGCGATGTCAAATGGTAGTGTAACCTTACTTACTGGAGCAGTTTCAATCATATGTCTCTCACTGGGTATATCTTTCGTGTGTCTAATTGGTTAGGAAGATAGCCTTGATACCATATTGAATTTGGGATATTATGGACATGACGAAAGTCAGAGAGTGTAGGCCATCGCCAATCGTATTTGTCTTTATGTGTTAGAGTGGCGGTATATAACCAAGCAGTATCATAATCAACTTTGTGTAGTGATGGTCCTATTTCAATCATCTTACTAATACTACCGGTCTAAACTTTCTGTATTCAAACTCGTAAGGTGAGCCAGTTGGATTCCAGCATTCAACTTGCATAATGAATGGGATATCATCCCACTTTGTAGGAAGTCTCCAATCATACTTGTTGTTGTGTGTACAAGTCCAAGATAGCAGTTCAGCGTCCGCATAGCTTACTTTTAATGATTTAGGATATTCGTATAATTCAATCATATGTCTCTCACTGGGGTAACTCCCCATTTAAAGGCACTCCACTCCCGGCCTTCATGCCAACCGTATGAAATTGTTAAAGTTGAATATTCTTCTTCAGTAGGTATTCGCCAATCTTTATGTCCCTTATATTCTAATATTAGGCAGTATAAGAATGCAGAGTCATAGCACATTTCATAAGTTGTTCTTGGAGCTCGTTCAATCATATATTTCTCTCACTGGGGTTACAGACATTGACATGCTAGTATGATACTCTGAATACTGAGAAAACCTACCATCAAACCAAGTACTAGGTGGAATAGAGGTGTGTTCTGAACGATTGGGCATACGCCAATCGTATTTGTTCTCATGTGTTAGGGTAGCACAATATAGCCAGGCGTCGTCGTGGCATAATCTTTTAGGTGACCCTGGGCCTCGTTTAATCATAGGTCTCTCACTGGGGTAGCTGCCCAATTAAAACAATCGCGTTCGCGGCCTTCATACCAGCTACGGGTTATGTTTGAAGATGCATATTCATCAAGTGTAGGTAATCGCCAATCTTTATGGCCATTATAATCTAATGTTAGACAGTATACGAATGCAGAGTCATAGCACATACCATAATCTGTTCTTAGGGCTTGTTCAATCATAAGTCTCTCACTGGGGTTATGTACCATGCAACACCTCTGTACGCATAAGACTCGCTAGGCCGCGTGTCCCAATGCGAATCCATATTATACTTTGAGCATTCATTAAACGTAGGTATGCGCCAATTATACTTGTTATCTTGGGTTAGGGTAGCACAATAGAGCCATGCGTCATCATACAAAAATTTTGTCTTATTCTTGTCTGCTTGTTCAATCATATAGTTCTCAGTGGTACTACTTTCAACTTGCCGATATTATCATTCTTTTTATAGGCCATTAACCGTTCTATATACCAAGTTTTACCCATACTTAAATCATTGTATTCTAAACTAGAAGGCATCCGCCAATCGTATTTGTTATCACGGGTTAGGGTAGCACAATATAGCCAAGCTTCGTCATACGGTAGTGGAATAGATACTGGGCCTTCAATTGTTTTCATACTCCTTACTGGGAAAGTTCGTATTTTACCTCTGTAGTCGCTATCCTCAGTCCAACCGTAGCTGTTACGCAATTGGTTAGATTGATACTCATTATAAGTAGGTAATCGCCAATCATAATATCTATCAGCTGTACAAGTTGCACAATAGAGCCAGGCATCGTCGTACGATAAGGCATGCGGTGATGGCTCAGCCATTTTTAGCATACGTCCCTCACTGGGATTACTCGTGCTTTAATATACATCAGCTGATTACTTTCAAAGTTGCTTACAGCTTCTTGAGTCCATATTACAATATAGCGTACTCCTAACAATTTTCTTACTTGATTAAGTTCTTTTATTTTAGGAAGGCGCCAGCCTTTTTGAAACAAGATATACATGGATGCTTCATCTTGTGTACAATGCGTAAGCCAATGTGTTTCGGGTGCTAGTTCGATCATTTTATATCTCTCACTGGGGTTACATAACGGACTATATCAGTACTATCATCTCCATGATCATCCCACCCTATTAGTGGCGGGTTATGGCTAAGCCATTCTTGTAACGTAGGCAGTCTCCAATCTCTATGTCCGTTGTGTTCATAGAACAGAACATAGAGTTTAGCGTTTTCGTATGTCATCATTTCGTTAGAAGTCGGTGCTACTTCAATTGGATAGTGATTCCGTATATTGTTAGCATAGTAACTGACTTGGATCATAGTGATCGTACAGGCACTACACGCATTTTAGCTGGTTGTTGAAAGATCTTCTCTTCAAGCTGATCTCTGTCTTCGTACCATTTAGGTATTACGTTACCTGGGTAGCGTAGCATTGTCTGGAAGTATTCCTGTTCAGTTGGAAGTCTCCAAGTGCCTACTGGCTCATGCCAAAAGCAATACATATATGCCCCATCATAGTCTAAGTCGTTTTCTGATTTCTTACCATATTCTAACATTGTTTAGTCCTTATTGGAATCAACGTTCCAGTTTCTGTGTCCGGAACGTTGTCACTGTGTACTGCATCTAATGTCCATGCGTCCCACATAGTATCATCTATTGATAGTATATCGTCTTTTAGAGAATTCATTTCTTCAAGGGTTCCAATTCTATAACCTTTTGTCATAAAAATTGCCATCTTAGCTTCTACTTTGTTTAAGTCGTATTTCCATAACTCAAGTGGTGCCAATTCAATCACTTTGTATCCCTAACTGGCTGTACGTACCACATTTCGTCGATAACTACATTGTCTTTTTCAACGAGCCATACAGGTGTTTCCCATCCATATATTGTTTCCCATTCATGCCTTGTAGGTAGACGCCAGTTCTTCTTACCATTATACCGGCAGAATAGGATATACATTTGAGCTTCGTCAAATGTCATTTTATTTTCGGATCTAGGAGCTACTTCTACGTTTAGCATAGTTCTACCTGCCCATCTAAGCAATGGCTTGATCATCTTCTCGCTAATGCCAGTTTTTAACTCTTGCATATCGCTATTGCTAATGATTGTTTTTGAAAAGTATGAGCTTGGCTTAGATGGATATGGGTTATCTGGTATTAGTCCCATACTGCACCTGACTCTGTAATCTTTTGATTGATTTCGTATCTAGACTCTACTACATTGAATTGATGGCCACCTGCTACTATAAACCCATCGTGGAATGCTGTGATAGCCGCTACTTTAATATCCATTTCGTGTGTTACAATTTCTACTGTTGATTTATGAACTACTCTATGTAATGTGATTATCATAATAAATCCTTAAAGGGTAGCGTAGTAGGCGAGCCTACTACGCCATTATTGTTATTGGACGTGTTCGATTGATTGTCCAAGTTTGATTAAGGCGTTGCCAAAGCAACCACGTTGTATTAAATACTTAGTGTCGGCATCTGGGGCTAAGTTTTTAGCCGTCTCCATACACACTTTATATTCATCACCTTCTAAGCTAGGAGGTGCTGACGCAATCCATATAGCCATGCTAAGTGTAAATGCGGTAATAATATAACAAATGATGTTGCCAATCTTCTTAAGTAATGCTGTATTCATTATTGTATCCTGTAGCTGTAGCGGTAGTCCGCGTTGGGGTCAATTTTACGCATCTGTGCTCTAGTGTCAGTGCGCGGTAAGTGGATCTGTTTGGGGGCTTCCACACAACAGTTTACTTCTATTTTAGTTGGGCATACTTCGTATAGGCTCTGGCCTGAACAACGAACGTGTGCATAAAAGCCAGTAGTATCTTTATATGCTGGAATAGTTACTAAAGGCTCAGCCATTACATTTGATGTAAGTGCTAACGCTAGTAATACACGTTTCATATCTTACTCCCAAGTGTCAGCTGTAGTTTGTTCAGCATCGATAGCTTCTTGCACGTCGTCTAACATTTCAGTTAGTTCGTTATCTGAATAGAAGCCTGGGTTCTCAATATAAGACATTGCACGATCTAATAATTGGATTAAATCTTCACGTGTGTATTTTGGCATAGTAAGCTCCGCATTGTGTGTTAGTAAGCGCATAGTATAACAAACTATGCGCTGGATTGC